AGTTGTGGTTCCATCCTCGTTTGACACATTGAAGGCAGAGAACAAAGTCGGTGACCTAGCTGAATACGGCAACCGATACGGAAATTTTCACAAGTGCACATGTGACGCGCCGAAGCCCTTAATCGGGACGGAAGAAGAGTGGTGTCCTGTGCATGGGAGTAAAGAATGTCTCGAACCCATTACATCATCCACCAAGTAGTACGCGGACTACGTGGACTTCTCGGCCTTCTCACTGAGCAGTGCGATAGATGTAACAGTGAGCAAGAGCGCCGCAGAGTTGTCGAGACGAGCCGGGATGTAAATCTCCAAATTCCCGCGCCCCGCGACGCAGAGTTATTAAAAAATGTAGAGTTATTAAAAAATGTAGAGTTATTAAAAAATGTTTACGGGCAAACCGATGGTAGGTACACAAGCAGCAGAATCGGAGATGCAGTTCCCGGCTGGACATCTTACCGAGTCCTCCGCGATATGAGCCCGTCGCGAGGTCTTAACAACGAATTTTTCCAATACAGTACGTTTAGTGGTGGGACCTACTCACTTAGATTTCAAAAGCAAGAGCACTTCCCTTTACCGGAAGCCGCCAAAGAGTTATTTGAGAAAACCAATGTCTAACTACGTGTGTCAAGATTTCAATGCTCTTTGCTTTGAACTTGGAGTTCAATGTCTCATCACGATGAACCCTGAAACATTCAAGATGGACTTTTTGCTCCAAAATCTCAAGAATCAGGCTGTCGCTGTTTTCACTGATGATTGGTTCCGCGTGATTGAGCCCGGGATGGAGACTTTGTTTTCAATGCCGGGGACAGACACCCCGTGGATGGCACACTGGAATGAATAAACCAATCACCACGAAGGTGCTGCACATGCCGATGGAAACACTAATCGCAGAAAACTCCAAGCGTATTAGACTATATCTAGCGTCTATCAATATCCACGGCGCGCAAATCGATGCGAGGGTGACAGCTTACGCAGATTCGTTTCGAGAGGCATTTAAGCGCCGTGAGCAAGAAAAACATAACTGAAAAGACGAAGACGGAAAACGGCGCGGTTCACGTCACCTTCCAAAACGACGACGGCCACAGAGTTTATGAATTTCGAGGAGCGGCAGCACGCTCCATTATGAGAGGCAAGGACCCGGCAGCGCTCACTGGTGGGCGCATGATTGAGTTCAAACCCAAGGAACAGTGATGGCAACCTCCAAAGAGTTTCAACGCGAGCAGCAAGGCGACGTGAAGGACTACGCTCCCACGTATAAAGAAGAGCAGCCGAAGCAGAGCGAGTCGTACAAGGTTTATCATGACAAGACGGAAGCCAGCAAGAGCGGCGTCATCGAGTCACAGCCGGACGGTTTGAGCCGCGAGCTTCCAAAGTCAGAAGCGGTGACGAACGCCACCGTGCAGAAGGGCAAAGGGCCAGAGTGCGCTCGCAAGCAGTTGGGCGAGAACTTGAAGCCGATTAACTCTCACGAAAAAGAAGTGAAACACACCGCCCCGAACAACTAATTTCAATTCTCAGGAGACCACCATGCTATTCCATATCATCGCCAGTCTCGTGCTTGTCGCCATCGGCTTCGGCCTTGGTCGCATCAAGAACTTGAAGGGCGCATCAGCGAAGGCACAAGCCGACGCAACAGCTTTGAAGGCCTCGGCAGAGAAGGCTCTCGCAGAAGCAAAGAAGCTGTAAGCCAAAAATAGTTCTTGACAAAGCACGGGCGCTGGTGTACCATCGTTTCAAGTTTGCATTACGGTGTTTGGACCCAAATGGCGAGGGCGTGGTCTGTGAAGCCAATGTTTAGTCGGCTCGATACCGACCTTACACCCCAAAAATAGTGCTTGACAAACGCAGAAAGTTCTGGTACACTGGTTTTAGAGTCAAGAAAGTATTGACTAAGAAAGAAGAACAAATGAAGATAACCGCACTTCTTGCTGCTTTACTGATTGGTGGATTTGCTTTCGCACAAACGCCAGCACAAGGCGACCACAGAGTTCGTCTGTACGTAAAGAGAAACGGCACTACCGTTGCTCCCCACTATCAGACGAACCCAAACAAAACTCAGCGGGATAACTACAGCGCGGCGGGCCGATACAACCCTCACACGGGACAATCAGGAACTAAGCACCCGAAGCGTTAAAAGTTTCAGTCGTGGAATGGGAGAGTCTGGCCGTCTCCGCTCGTTTTGGAAACGAGAGAACCTTGGTTCAAATCCAAGTTCCGCGACCATTTTTGTGGCGTAACAGACCACGATTGAAGTAAATCGTTCTCGGACGTAAACCGAGTGGTTGAGTTCAGTTCCACTCTGGTCCAACAGGTAGGACACTTCACTGTTAATGAAGAGGGTCTCCGTTCGAATCGGAGGGGTGGAGCCAATTTTTTACGGGGTCGTCGTCCAGTGACAGGACGCTCGACTGTCTATCGAAGAACGGGGGTTTGATTCCCCTCGGCCCCGCCATGATGTTGCAACAGTGCCGCAATGCTCCGGGTCGCCCCCGCGAAGCAGACTCGCTAGCTGGTTAAGGGTCAGAAGGCACACGGGACTTGAAAAATCCCCAAGGCGCGTCCGGGAACCGCGCGTTGATAAATAGTTCCTCGGATTTGTGTCCAGCACGGAGATATTATTGTGCTGGCAAAGCCAGTAGTGATTCACGTTTGGTAGCCGAGATAAATTGGTAACTCGGTGCCGACTGCCGAAAGGCCCGAACCGTGCCTCACGCCAATTGATTTTCTGTAGCCTCTTGGCGGAACGCATACGCTCTGGTTTTAGAAACCAGCGCCCGTAAGGGATTGAGAGTTCAAGTCTCTCAGAGGCTACCAAGTTTTGGCTGAGTATGCTTCGCCGTGAAAACGGAATGAAGACCAACCAGCGGCTACGAGCCGCAAAGTTTGTACGTACATCGGTAGGGGGTGCCGCAATCATCCCCAGCCACTCTATTGCAGAGGGTGAAATAAAGAATTTCAGACTCCTCGATTCTCGGACGGACGGGTACCGCACTTCTAAGGCGGATTTAGAGAGTTCGAATCTCTCCGAGGGGTCCAGTTTTTTCGTGGGTAGGTGTGACAACCGGGAGGCGAAACGAAAAAGCGGGAATTAGGATATGGTGTCTTCCCCCGCCGCGATGCAATCGTGAATCCGGTCTAGTCAACTGGAGTGCTTTGCACTGTGAGGACGCCACGATTTTTAGGGCTGCTCGTATATCGTATAATGCACAGCGCTACGAACGCTGGGAGCGGGGTTAGACTCCCCGGTGGCCCTCCATTTTAATCGCCTGCTGGCGGAATTGGCAGACGCAGCGGATTCAAAACCCGCCGCCCGAGAGGGCGTTAGAGTTCGAATCTCTAGTTGGCGACCATTTTGAAATCCATTGACTACGGTCAGGTGATTATGAACAGCAACCAAAGAAAAGATGCAACGCTAGGAATGCCTCACGGCACCGCGAGTGGCAGACTTCGGAAGATGATTTTGTTCAATCTTTTGAAAAAGCACGGCGAGAATTCCTGCCATGCTTGCGGAAAGCCGATTGATTCTGTAGATGCTTTGAGTATTGAGCACAAGAAACCGTGGGAAGGGGTATCGGCTGACTTGTTTTGGGATTTAGAAAACATAGCGTTTTCGCATCTTCGATGTAATACTCCGAACCGCCCTTACAACAATGGTGGGTGGAACAAGAAACCAGCCCCAGAAGGGATGGCGTGGTGCATCGGACATCAAGTATTCGAACCAGTCGAAAACTTTTGGAAGAACGCAAGTTTTTGGAATGGTCTTGAGAAGTACTGCAAGACGACCAAGATTCGAAATAGATAAAGATTTTGCGCGTGTGGCGGAAAGGCATACGCAGGGCACTTAAAACGCCCCGCCGAAAGGCATGAGGGTCCGACTCCCTCGGCGCGCACCAAGTGACAAAGGCCCGACGCGAGTCGGGTCGGAGATTGCACGAATCGGCAAGTGGTAAGCTAGCTGTCTGCAAAACAGCCATCGCGTGTTCGATTCACGCTTCGTGCTCCAAGTTCGTCGGCCCTATTCACGAAGACAAGCCGAATCGTTTCTTCTCCGCGTTGGTAACGAAAACTCAAAGCGGAATATTTTGGTAGCGTAGACGAACGCGGTGAGAAACCCGAGAGGGCTATAAGCCGAGGAAAGTCAGGCCATATCTCAACGCCGCTTTGTGGAAGTTGCAAGACGCGTAAGCGTACGAGTAAGGACCCATAACCGAAAGGTTCATTCGAGTGGGGTAACTCTCAGCGGATGTAAGTTCGAATAGGACCGGAGCGCTCGTTGAGCACAATGATGGTCGGGTTGAACGCACAGAGGAATGTTCGTCACCGCGCAAGCGGAACAGAAGCCTGCTTATTCGTTGCCACTAAATTTTAGTTTTGTACGTACGCACGATAAGCGAGTTCAGTCGGTTGCTAGTGTCAAAGTAGCACAGCAGGCTCTTAACCTGACGAGTGAAAGTGCAAGTCTTTCGCGACCGACCAATTTTCGAAAGAGACGTGCTCCGCGCACGAGAGCGAAATAATGCGGCGGCGGGCGAATGACGCCCTCAGTCTACCAAGACGTTACGAAGAGGTGGAATGCCTCAAAAGTTTCTGTACCCGATTATCAAACTGGTCGTATGAACCTCTCCTACAAAGAGGCTGGCAGAGTTCGATTCTCTGATTGGGTACCAATTTCTGTGGGGACGCAGTTCGCGGTAGAGTGAACGCTTGCGACATCCGGTACCGGACTCGTAAGATGGCGGGGGTGAATGACCCTCGGGTTCCCAGATTTTTGTCGGTAGCATCAGTATGCAGCGCGGTTTTATAAACCGCGAAGCTCCAGATGAGAGCGCCGAGAGTGGGCAGCACACTCACCGACAACCAACGGCCCTGTCGTCTAAAGGCAGGACTTCCGCTTCTCAAGCGGAAAACGGCGGGTCAGTACCGCCCGGGGCTACCAAGTTTGAAAATGTAAGAGGAGCAGTTTTAAGATACTCTCATGGCAAACAACTATAACTCGAATCCGATTTTCATCGACAGCATAATGGCGGCAACCGCGAAGAATAGCGGCGCGACAACGACCAACTCGTTTCATATTAAAGAAATCGTGTGGAGCACACCCGGAAGCACCGCGGCAGATTCCGCCGTAATTCAAGACGGCTTGGGTAATGAAATTTTCGAACAACAATCGGGCCGAGCAGCACCTGAACTATTTAATCCACCGATGGTTATAGATGATTTCAAAGTAACAACTTTGGCAGATGGACACATTCTGATTTATTTGGTATAAAGCATAAGTTCAAAGATTCTCTCGTGTCGCTGTAAACTATCGGCCTGTAGGTGAGCATAGGCGTCCGCTCGATAAGCGGAAGGTAGCTGGTTCGAATCCAGCGACCAGAACCAATTTCGAAGCGACACGGGTCCCGCGTACGCGGTACGTCGTCAACGGTGGGGAAGCCCGATGGGCCACCGAAAAATTTTTAATCGCAGCGGAGAATTGGTATTCAAGTCTGTCTCATAAGCAGACCTCCGAAGGTTCGTTTCCTTCCCCTGCGACCAATTTAGGAGACCCGATGATTGAACAAGCATGGACTAGTTTACAAGTCGCAGGTCTCGCGGCATTGACGTTGACCACGGTTCTTACGGCTCTTGCAGACGGCTACACGACGATGATTGGCATAGAGCACGGAGACGCGGAAAAGAATCCGCTTATCAAGTGGCTCTTCTCCAAACTAGGCCAGCAACTCACGCTGTTCCTCACGACGGGCGCGGTTCTCTTCGGCGGCGCGATTATCGCAGCGCACACGATGGCGGGTGGCTTCTTGTACTTCGGCGCTATGACAGTTAGTCGCGGTATCCGCGCGCTGTTGAACTATCGCTTGTTGAAGAAGCAGAAGATTAGTTTGAAGTAAGATTTTGAGTAGTGCCACACGACCCGCCTGACGTTTATGGTAGTCGTCCAGATGCTTTGTTCGGATAAAGGTAGTCCGTCCGTGACGCCGCTCCAGTTTCTATGCCTCGTTAGCTCAGAAGCAGAGAACTCGGTTCTAACCGAGGGGTGGTACGGGTCGCGTCGTACACGGGGCTTCCAGTTTTGAGCCGATGTAGTTTAGTGACAGAACTTTTCTTTGGTAAAGAAAAAGCCTAAGTTTGATTCTTAGCGTTGGCTCCAGTTTTCAAAGCCGAACTAGCTCAATGGTAGAGCGGCGCTTTTGTAAAGCGACGGTTCGCGGTTCAAGTCCACGGTCCGGCTCCAGTTTTGTAGCTACAATTTGACGGGGTGCCTTGAACACCCCGTCTCACTCTTTCAAGGAGGGTGAAAAATGAAATATAAATGTGTTCGGTGTGGTGTTGAGTTTTTCAGAAAGCACGGTGCTAGAAAGTATTGCTCCGTCGCCTGTGCCCAGAGAAGACTAGAAGGCGAGTGCGCCGATTGTAAGAAAGTCATTTCAGCCAATAAGGTCCGATGTGCAGATTGTCGAAACAAGATACGAGATGAGTGGCCCGAAAAACAAAAGATTCAGAGAAGAGAAAACGCGTATAGAATAAGTCGAGAGCCGCGCGGTCGATTTCACAGGCTTAAGAAAAATTTGAAAGACGAGAAAGTCCCCTCATCAGACCCTATCTGGAATTTTAATTTTTATGCTGCTTTGATACAAGATGAGCAGTGTCATTACTGTTTCGGTCCTCTGAGTCCGACAGGACACGCGTTAGACAGAGTAATAAACAGTTTGGGACACACGGCGGGTAATGTTGTTCCTTGCTGTTAGCCCTGCAACACTATTAAAGGAAAGTACTGGGAGTATGAGCACATGATGTTGCTTGCCCCCAAACTTAGAGGTCTAAGAATTTCAAAGCTGGAAGCGCCCGATGGCAGGGCACCTCTTTCGTAAAGAGTTCTCCAAAGGTTCAATTCCTTTTTCTAGCTCCAATTTTTCTGAGCGGGACTGGCGTATTGGCAGCGCGACAGTCTTCCAAACTGTAGGAAAGGGTTCAACTCCCTTGTTCCGCTCCAAAAATTACGTGGAAGTGCGGCGAAGACGGCGGGTCGCATCTGTCTGTAAAACAGACTGTCTTTGTGGCACTAGAAGGTCCGAATCCTTCCGCCGCAACCAATTTCATATCATAAACCCCCGACTTTCTTGGGGCTTTTTCATTTACGGAGACCTCATGGCAAACACGCCTACCGCGATGTATTCGCAAAATAGTTCGCAAAGCGGCACGACCGTTGCGGGAGCCTTCCCCCAAGGTCCGGGCAGCGCGCAGAATCTTGACCTGTTGCAGATTATCGGACAAGGCGGCAGCGTTCTCCTAAACGTTGATTCCGCAGGCGTAGTTCATAATGCCGCAGTCTCTCCGACAAACGGCACGCGCGTCGGCCAGTTTCAAACCCGCCTAAACAGCAGCGCAACCACGGCGCAGCTATTCGCGGATGCATTCTCGAACCCTTCTCAGCTAGACATTCTCCAAGTCATCAACGCGGGCGGCAACATCCATTACTTCCTAGACTACTTGGGAGTAGCGCACGGTTCGTAATCCTCTGCGCTAAACTTCTATGTGGCAGCGCCGTTGTGGTCGCTGTAACCGAGAACTTTTTAAGAAAGACCCGTGGGCCGTCATCGTCTGTATTTGCGGCTGGGTTTGGAGATAACATGGCCAACGTAGGAAATAGACAGAATCTAACCCCGGAAGAGGCAGCACTCGCTGTTGAGGTATACAACAGCGCAGGCCGCTTGGACAAAGTTAAAACCGACGCGGCTAACGATGTGATTTTTCACACCAACAACGTGGTGACTAGCGTCATAGCGGGTTCGGTTGTTAAGAACGCAGCGGCAACACTGGCGAACCACAAGACTGCCAGAGATAAGTTTCGAGCGGACAACAAGTAAGGTCCAGCAAAAATTTTGAGCGGCTCACAGCACGTCCTAAGTGTGTCGCCAATAAAAAGCGTTTCGTCGGCGTAAATCCCAATAAAGGGAGCGTTGACGTTGCGTATACATAAAAGGTGATACATGAGTAACGTACTAGATTTCGGCGTAGTCGGCGCATTCCCATCAAAGGTGGGTGGAACCGGAACAGCCGTGAAGTATTTCCCTCGTCCGCTTGGCCCGTCAATCGGCGTGGCTCCGACGACTCCGTCTTCGACGAGCGCAGCGGGCGCGCTTTTGCTCCCGGCTGCTAACGTTTACAACGGTCAGCAGATTTCTGTTTTGGCATCAGGTTCTTTCGGTTCAGACACTGGCGACCCATCGGGAACCGTGACGGTGAAGTTGTATGGCGTAACTGGCAGCTTGACTTCTCCGGTTTACACCGCGCTTGCGGCAACCACCGCGTTCGTTCCGACGTTCGCAGCGGCAGAATCGTGGGCAATCGAAGCCACCTTGTATGGCGACAGCAACTCGGGTGTTCTTGGTGGCTCGTACTCATCGTACGTTCAAGGCGCTTTGAACAACTCTAGCCCGAAGACCTCGGACAGCGTCATCAGCGGTTTGAACTTCAACACGGGCAACCCGGCGCTTGCACAAGGCGCAGTGCTTGGCTTCGTCGTTGGTGTGACCTTCGGCACTTCGGACGCAAGTAACACCGCGTCGTTGTTCCAGTTCACCATCGAGTCGTAAAGTCTCAGGGGAGTCGAAAGGCTCCCCATTTTTCCCTGTCGCTGGTGCGCCCCTAAATACGGCGACCACGCGGGCGTGTGAAATCCACAGCACCCACGGGTTATAGCCCCGGATTTTTTAAGGACACCATGTTTGACCCAGCTAGTTTAACTTTGGGACAGGTGTCATCGACCCTCAGAGACTTTGCGGTAGTAGGATTTCTTGTCGGAGTCGCGTGGAGAGCGCGCGGCGGTTTTGAACTAGTTAAGAAATTCTTTGAGCGTTTGACGACGTTTATGGATACTGTGGAGCAAGATAGCGCCTTCATTCGTGAGGGCATGCAAACGCTCCTACACAACCATCTGACCCACATCGAAGCAGATTTGAAGACCATCTCGGGCCGCAAGGACGAGAGTGTTTTCGGAGAGTAATTATGCCGTTCGAGAGCGCAGCACAACGAGGCTACCTCCACGCTCATCCTGAGATTTTAGGGAAGAAGGCGTTGGCTGAGTGGGATGCTGCGTCGAAGGGCCAACACGTACCGGAGCACGTCCACAAGACGGCATCATACTCGGTGGCTCGCGCAACAAGAAAAGAATCTGAGAAGAAAGAGGGCTAACGTGGCGGCGGATAAACTAGTACAAATTGAGTCCGGCGTTCAAAGATGGGCGCTTGCGTTCGTCGGTGGTACGGACACAGGCGACCAACCGAAGTCTTGTTTCAACTGCCCATTTCTCTATATCCACCAAAGACGATGCCAGATTCATGGACCGGATATCATCATCGACCGAGTTACAAAGGGCGGACAGGTTTACACGCCAGTCTGTTGTTACCAACGCGGGGGGACACCTCTCGCGGTTGGAGACAATGAAGTCGTTTATAATGTCAACACGCTTGGTGATAAGGCCGCGAACCAAACTGGATTAGAGTGGGCTAAGAGCTCTACTGGCACCAATTGCGGTGGATTCAAAGACGGCGCACCGTGCGAACACTTTATCGTTACAGATGGCAAGGGCATAGACGGCGATTGTGCTCTCATGTCTGAGAAGCAAGATGCGACCAGCGATGCAATGTCCGAGCACAAAGGAAGAAGCGTTGACTGGGACGATTGTTGTGATGGGCACGAAGGCGAGAATATCTCGTGGCGAGAAGCACAGAAGCTGATTGGGCCGGACAAAGCTAAGTTCAAGTTTCAAAATTTGAGTGTCGGCGTAAATAACGCGCCGTCCAAGACCGAAGATTCTGAATACGTCCGCGCAAGAGCGGAGCGTAAAGCAAAACAGATTTGAGAGGGAATATGCGTCATCACAACTTTAGTCACACCGTTACCGAACACCACGACGACGGCTCGCACACGATTCACCACGTTCACAAGAAGCACGGCTTCGTGGGGCCGGAGAAGCGTGATGGAGACGTGAAGGGTGCGGCAATGAACCACGACGCGATGATGGACCACATTATGGACCACACATCGATGCCGAATCCGGGCGAAGGCAAGAACGCGGATAACGAGGCGATGGGAGAGCAAGTCTCGCCGGGCGCTCACCCGAATGTTGCGGCGATGCAACAGGGAGCCTAATATGGCAAAGTCTGACGCATCATTTTACCGCTCGATGCATCACCTCCGCAAAGGTGGGCTGCACGACGCGCTCAACATTCCAAAGGACCAAAAGATTCCCGCGGAGCGTTTGGAGAAGGCAAAGAACTCTTCTAACCCGCACGTTAAGAAGATGGCCGTCTTGGCAAACAACATGAAGCATTGGGGATAACATGAAGCTGACACCTGAGTTCGTCACTAAGGCGATGGAGAAGATGTCGCCGTGGTTGGCCAAGGCGTTCAGCGACAACGGTACGCCTAGCTCGTCCCGTTTGTTGACGCTGCTTCATTCTCTTGTCGGATGCGGCGTTCTGATTTACGTGATTGTGAAGACGCACCTCTTACCGGATGGCACCACGCTGGCTGGGTTGGGCGCGTTCTCCACGGCGCACTACGCAGTCAATCGCGCGACCAACGCGTGGGGCAAGGACAAGAACGTTGCCAAGCCGGACGGCGACGATAAAGTTTCGCAGTAAACCCGGAGCAGAGGATTCCGCGAGGGAGCCGGGCTGAACGGTAATGCTCTGCAAAGAGCCGTTCACGGATAGACTCGTGAAGAAACTACTCTTGGCAGCAGCACTGTTGCTGTTGTCTATTCCTATGTTCGCAGCAACAAAGCCGACTCCTCAGTTCTCCGATACCTTGTCCAAGTCAACCTTGGCCGTGTATGTCGGTAAACAGGAATGCGGCTACAATACTGTGTCCACTTTCTTTGGCAGCACCGATGTGTGGTCGTGTGAGTTCAAGTCTCGATTCACCTGCACTGCAACCGTGGTTGAAGCGGATGGTCGAGGCAGTTACGCCGGATTGACGGCGGGACACTGCTTCTCGTACGAGGCGCTCGACAAGGGATACAAGTACTACGTTTCTGATAATTTGAGTGAACATCCGGTAGTGAGTGAAATCTCTTTACAGAAATTTGCGAACGAGCCCCGCTATGACTACGCGGTGTTCACCTTTCACAGTTTGAAAAATTATGTGCCCATCGAGTTCCAAAAAGAGGGCGCAGCGCCACCAGTTGGTACTGAGACGATGAATGTAAACTTCTCTCTCGGCGTCGTGAAGCAGGTTGTAGAAGGCAAAGTTCTCTCGACTCAAATTACTGGGCAAGAAGATAAAGGTCACGAAAGTTTGCAAGGTCGTTTCTTCGTAGCCATCGGCATAGGTCCGGGCGCATCCGGCTCCGCTATCGTGGACAAGAAGACGCATAAAATTGTTGGCATGGTTGAAGCAGTATTCCCAAGTACCCAGATGGCGACAATCGTGGTTCCGATGGGAAACCAATTCGTAAACTTCATGGATGACGCCTCGGCGGGGTTGAAGCCAGAGAAGTCAAAAGCACATGTTCCGACTTTTCGCGAGTTGGTTGCTGACCTATTGAGCCGCATTTTCAACAAGATAAAATTTTGGAGCTAACATGAGTTCGATACCAAGCATTCTTGAGGGCGCGAAGCAAGCATTGAAAAACGCCGACAACTTCGGTCAGCGAGAAACGGGCAACAAGAAAGCAGGCAGCCCGCCTAGCTATGCTGCCGCACATGAGGCGCGCAAGGCTGAGGGCTCAGCTACGGCACACGCCGCCGCACCAGCAAAAGAATTTATGGGGGTTCGTTCTGATGAAGCCCCGGAGCTAAATACCGCTCTCAAAGCGAGAGGGGACGCTCAAAAAGCATTGAACGAATAACCGAGGATTCCCATGTTGACCGCAGAAGAGAGAAAAGAACAAGCCCGCCGTAGAAAGGCAAATCAGCGTGCTCGTGAAAAAGGTCAACCGGAGCCGTACAAGGTTACTGAGGAAGAAAAGGCTTTTAAGAAAGTGCGCGAGGAGCAATACGAGAAAGACCTTGCGTGGGCGCGCCAACAAGATGCGAGTGGGAAGTTTTACAAAGAAGAGTGCCGTGGCACTGAGCAGCTTCTCGCAATCTATTACGGCAACAACACCGGAGTAGAGGAAGAGGACGACGAAGAAGGGTCGGAAGCCAACAAGAAAAAGAAGGCTCAGCAGAATATGCCGAACCCGGCGATTCAGCCTATCCGTATTCTTGCGTCGGAGACTGTCGAAAATGGCGAGCGCGTACTCATCAACCCGGATGACGTGAAGTACCAAGGTTTCTACGAAGTCAGTAAGGTGCTGGCGTTCCGCGAGTGGTTGGATTATAGAAGCAAAGGCCGCCGCGATTTGTTTTGGCTTTCAGGTCTTCTGGATAAGCCTTTATTTCACGACGTTCATCACCTCATTTGCGACATGTTTGTGCAAAAGAATTTCACGGGTAGGTACTATCCGGGGTTCAACCGCCACACCGTGAGCGCGATAATTAATTCACAAGTGCGCTTTTCAGCCGACGGGTCACCGACCCGAACCGCTTTGATTTTTGCTCCTCGCGGCGTGTGGAAGTCGACTATCGACGGCATCGATGCCGTGCAGTGGATGTTGAACGCACCAGACGTTCGCATCATGATTATTACGGCGTTTCGCACCCTATCAAAACAGTTTTTGAAGGAAATTAAGAGTTACTTCTATTTGCCGCCGCGCGGCGAGGCTACGGCATTTCAGTTGTTGTACCCAGAGTACGTTCTTACAGGCTTAGCGGGCCGCTCCAGAGAGCCGCTCGAATGCCCAGCCGCCACATTGAAATCGAAGGAACCCCACTTGTGGGTCACGTCGATGGAGTCGTCCATTACAGGCCAGCGCTGCGATATTTGTAAAGCAGACGATATCGTGGACCCGAAGAATTCGACCGATGAGGTGATGAGACAGGGCCTCGTTGACAAGTTCAACGGAGCGTTGAACCTCACTGAACCTTGGGGATTCATCGACACCATTGGCACACGCTACTTCACAGACGACTATTACGGCACCCGTATGCAGGCGGATGAAGACGGCACTGTTGCGCCATTCTCTTTGTTGAGTTTGTCGGCGTGGTATCCGAAGCCGGGATTTGAGGTCACGTATCAGCGCCTTTTGGAAGAGCCGAACGGCATGTCGCAGGTCACCGAAGACATGGTCGATTTGCTGTTTCCATTCAAACTGAATTTCGTCACCTTGCGTCGCAAGCTGTTAGACACGAAAGAGCGCAAGTCAACGAACATTCAAAAAGAACGCAATTTCCGTAACCAGTATTTGAACATTGCAACTGACCCAGCAGAGGTCAGTGAGTTCACCGTACACTTCGAGATGCAGACGCTCCGCAGCATGACGTATGCATTGTCTGCCGCACCAACGGCAGGCGAGACGTTCGTATCGATTGATTGGGCGTACTCGGACGGCAAGACCTCAGACTACTCGGCGTTGGCGGCAGTTCGTCGCCACACACGCGCGGATGGAACTTACGAGCTAATCGTTTTGGAAGTTCTGTTCGGTAAATGGAAGTCCTCAGTGCTGGCCGAAAAGATTGTTCTGTTCTTGAGAAAGTATCAGCCCGCCGCCACCTTCATCGAGAAGGCGCTGGGACATGATTTGCTTCACACACTTCTTGTTTGGAACGCTGGCCGCTACCAAGTTGATTTGAGTCGCGTACAATACGTCCCAACAGGAAACACAAAGAACGAGAAAGCAAACCGCATCAAGACTTTAGAAGTCCTCGTAGCCGCGGAGCGCCTGCACTTTGTGGCAGGTCCGTGGATTGACGAACTGTACAAGCAGTTCGAGGGCTTCACAGGCGATACAAAGAAGGGCAGAAAAGACGACATTCCAGACGCAATCTCTCGTGTTAGCAAGACGCTCCCGTCCACGATGTTTACGGGAGTCGAGTACGACGAGATAGAAGAGAAGCGTTTGGCAGAAGAAGAAACAAAGCAACTCCGTAAGGCGCACCACTACAACACGTACTTTGGGACCAACTACGGCGGCACAATAAAGTACCCCGGCCCGCCGTCAACACAGGCCCCAACCGTTCGACAGTGGTTAAACGGTGGAACACTGCCGCCGCTGACAATCACCGAAGTTGCACCAGCGAAACCGCAGGACCCGAGAATGAAAATATTCGGCAATAGAGGTCCTTGGAGACTTTAATGGCAGACCCGTTCGAGAATGTGGACACAAGCAGCTTAGAGCAGAGTGCCCACGATAAGGCTATTGCTGCACTGGCGCAGACGCCTGCGAACGAGATTACGGACGAGAACACGTATCTTGATGCCGACACCGGAACGGTTCAGTTCAACGATACGGCAGCCATCAAGTTGGTCATCGACAACACCGCGATGGCTGACAACTACATGAACATCAACCAGTGGGCTTCGGGTTGGACAATGGCGGACTTGCTGTACCAGTCACCCGTGTCCGGCAACGGGGACGGCGCTACTGACGTGGCGACCTCCGCGGTTCCGAAGTTCATGGTTTCTAATCACATCTCATCGATTGTGCCGAAGATTATGGGCGGCATTTTCTATGAAGACCCGTGCTTCTTGCTGCGCCCGTCACCGGGCACCACAGAGCAAGTGATTCAAGCGAAGACGGCAATCTTTGAATTTCAATTGAAAGCAATGCGCTTCGAGGAAGAAGTCGAGCGCGGCTTGGAACAGATGGCCTTGTTGGGCACCGCGATTTGGAAGTGGGGCTACACCGAGTACAGTAAGAAAGAGAAGAAATACAAGCGCTACGCCGACAAGACAACAATTGCCGATGGCGAAGGCACAATCGAAATCGATACGCCGGAATCGGATGACTTTGAAATCGAATTTTACGACAAGGAAGTCTCCCACCCTTGGTTGAAGTATTGCGACATCCGCACGGTCCTCGTGGACCCGGGATGCCGTCAAGGCGACATCCGTTACGCCAAGTGGGTGGTCTACCGCGACTACGCAACGTATCAGGATTTGAACAAGCTGCGCGACATGGAAGGCTACGACATCCCTTCGGAAGAAGTTTTGAAGGCGATGTTTTTGAAGCCTCACACGGGCAGCAAGCCGGACAACATCTCGATGACCATCCCGGAAGGGATGTTGGGTTATTTGCAGCACGCAACCCCGAGAAACCAAGCAAACACCGCGGACCCAACTCGCGCGCCGTTGGAGATTTTGGAGTACTGGGACAGCGAGAAAGTTATCGTTGTCTTGATGTATAACAGCAACTACATTCTTATTCGCAACGAGCAGAATCCGTACGGGAAGATTCCTTTCTACTCGGCAAACTGGCGCAACATCCCGGATTGCTTTTACGGGCAGGGCCTAGGCCTGCTAATTGGTAGCGAGCAAATCGTTGAGCAAGGCGTAACAAACCTCGCACTAGACCTGCTTGCTTACTGCTTGCAGCCCGTGGCTCTACGTAAGAAAGGATTCAACGCCCCAACGCAGAACACACGATGGGAACAGGGCGGCATTATCGACGTTGAAGAAGACGTTGAGAAGGCCTTTAAGTTCCTACAAATGCCGACTCCTCCTCAAGAGGCGTTTGCCTTCATCCAGCAATCACAGAGCGCGGGCGCGGCCACATCGGGCGCGAACGAGCAAGTTATGCAGGGCGCTGGACACGCAGGCATTTCTACGACGGGTATGAGAAGCGGGACGGGAGCAGCGGCGGTTGTTGCAGCCAACGCATCGCGTCTTGATGGACCAACCGGACGCTTCGTACGCCAAGTGTTCGAACCTTGGTTGCACCAGATGGACGACCTTGACAACGATTTGTTGCCGACCGCCGTTCTTCGTGACATTTTAGGCGACGAGATTAGTGAGTCCTTCAAGGTTGACCACATTGACTACCGTAACTCGGAAGTCAAGTATGAGGTCTTGGCGGGAGCAAATCTGGGAGCGAAGAAGGAAATGGCGCAATTCTTACCAGTCCTCATCCAGATGTTCACCAACCCAATCTTTTTGCAGGGTGTCAAGGACGCCGGACACAAGTTCGACGCTCTTGCAATCTTCCAATCATTCTGTGACGCAGCAGGATGGAAGTTCTCTCAGAATTTCGTCGTTCCGATGACGGACCAAGAGAAGGCAAAAGAACAGGCAAACAGCCCAGCAGCGTTGCAGGCGGCGCAAGCACAAAGCGCCAAGGCAATGCAGGACGCTAAGTTCAAACAAGAACAGACCTTGGAAAACCAGAAACAACTTGGCAAGGCTGGCAACGAAGCTGTTCGAGCTTCGATTGAGAAATCAACTCAGCCCGAGTACCTAGGTACGAATAATACCGAGGGCTTCGGCTCAACTACAAGTTTGTAATCCGGGAGGGGCCGAAAGGCCCCCACCGATAGAGGTAACCAATGTCAGAACGTAAATTGCTTGGGCAGAACTTGAATTACGAAGAACGAATTTTGTTGGCGCAGCTAACCACCCAACCGGGTTGGAAAGTTCTCGTCAAGTTGATGGCAGAAGCCTGCCGTACAGCGACGGAAGAAGTAATCAAGTTGAAGCCAACAACAGAGCGCTACACGGAGCAACTCGCAGGGTTGCAGACTACCGCTCACGCGATGAACAAGTTTTCCGCCGAGGTGCTTGACTCCGTCAAGCTACACCAGCGTAGAGCATTACAAGAAGTCAACGTGGCAGGAACCGCCGGGCAGGCCGATGAAGTAAAGACGACCCGCTTCTCTGGATTCAAGCCACCAGTAGCACGAGTAGTACCACAATCCCCGGAAGGGGCAGTTTCAGAATCGAATTAAAAGGTGAGCTATGAGCACAATCAATCGCGAAGATTTGATGAATATGGATTGGAAGTCCATCGCCGCGGCGTTGAAGAACCCGGAAACCCAAGGTCGAGTTATGTCCTTGATGAAGGGCGATAGAGATTTGAACGCTCACATCAACAAGCTGTTGCTGGCGAGAAACTCGGAGTTGTCGCAAGTTGAAGAACAGGTTGACCACCAGATTGCGGTCGCCGTTCCTCCGACCACCGAGGCTTTGGCAGCGGAAGCGCAAGCAGCGACAGAGGTCCCGGTAGCACCGCCTGTGGCTGAACCAGTAGCGCCCCCGGCAACCGCGGAGCGCAAGAAGATTGTGCGCGAGTATCAAGTGCGCGACGAAGATGGCAGTCCGATTGGCCGCCCAACACATTTGGAAGCTTGGTCATCGGAAGAGATGATGGAGAAGATGCAAACGGCGCATGAAAATGCGACGCGCGCATTTCACCGCTTGAAGAAGCAGAAGCTGCAATTCAAGGAACAAGAGCAGAGTCGCTTGCTGACGCCGGAAGAGATTAAAGCCGTAGCAACGAAAGCTTTGGAAGGCAAGGACGCCGCGGAAGCCGAGAAAATCGTGCGCGCAGCCCTTGACAGCACTTTTAAGCAAAGAGAAGTTGAGATACAACAGAAGAGTGACATGCAGGAAGGTTTGGCAATCGCCAACTCGTTCATCCTCCGTCATCGCTTCGACTATAACCCGTGCAAGGCAAACAACGATGCGATGGCTGAATACCTTCGCGAGCACGGACTGAATTATACCTTGGACAACTTGGAGGTCGCGTTCATCGACCTCTCGGAACAAGGTGATAAACTCGCCGCCGTGGATGTGAACAGCTTCCCGGCGGCAAAGAGACCAGCGGAGCAGGCGACAAATACGCCTGTCACCGCGGCTGCATCAGCAGTTGTTGCTCCAGCGGAACTCCCGCCAGCACCAGCGGCAGCAGCGATACCAGCAGAAGTAGCCCAACCGGCGGCTGTCACAGAAGCAAGCCAGCCAGCGGTTGAAGAAACGGTAACGACGCCTGTAGCAACGCAGCCTAATGCTGCTACGCCTACCCGTCGTCCGGGCGTGAATGGGAGCCTACCACCGGGAACGATGAGCGCAAATCGTCCCTCGGCAGTTGACCCCGCTCAAGCGAGAAAAGAGTTCATGAGAGAACTCAAAGTCATGAAGCCGGAAGTAATCAGACAGAAGTTGAAGAGCGACCCTCAGTTCGTGAAACAACTTCAAACTTACGGCATTCGCGTCTCGTAATCTCTCTCCCGCGAAAGCGGAGACTAGCTTGCAGAGTAGAATATGTCAGGACCTAACCCATCGGGAAATAACGTAGCAAACGTACTAACGGCGCAAGCCATCATCAAAAAGGTGACACTCTAAAACAACTTGACTGAAAGAGTCAAATGTGCTAGAATAGACAATCTCTTCTTATTGACTTGAAACCTGAAACGGCAACAAGGCGGAAGCCGAAAGGCACCGTGAGAGACTAAGCGAAGAGACGCCGAAAGGCGATGCGATAGTCCGTTCTTCCGAGAAAACAATCGGAAGAAGCAAGCAGAAATGACTTGCTCTCTGGAATACACCAGAGTAACAAAACAGCTTCGACAAGGAACTTATCCCTATCGCGTAAGCGAGCAAGTTCCGAAGGAATGACATGAAGGTACGAAACATCGTTGGACAGACTTTTGGGAGACTGACCGCCCAGAGTGCCGCAGGCAGTAACAGCAGGGGGCGAGCACTGTGGTTGTGTCGTTGTTCTTGTGGCAAAGAGAAAATAGTTCTCGGAGACCACTTAACACGAAAGGATGCCAAAGGCGTAAGGTCTTGCGGATGTTTACAGCAAGAGAATCGTACAAAGCATGGAGCATTTTCTTCAAATTCAGATATAAAATACCACGTTCGTTATTCTCTTCTGGCAGGCTTGAAGGACAGAAGCCGCAGAAGGGGCTACGAATCAGACTTAGAAATCTCCGACATACCCGAGATTCCTGAGCTTTGTCCCGTTCTTGGGACTCGTTTGAGTTTGCACCGAAACAGCCACGGCAAAGGAAAAGGCAGAGGCAGAAATAGACAAGACGCCTCTCCATCAATAGACAGATTTAATTCAAATCTTCCGTACCTTAAAAAGTACAAAGATAATCTGTGTATTATTTCGTGGCGAGCAAACAAGCTAAAGTCAGACGCGTCTCTTGTCGAGATGAAGAAAGTGGTGGAATATCTTGAAAATTGGGGCACTCAGCAGAGTGAAAAATCTTCTCTAATTGACTCGAAACCCAACCAAATCGGGGGCAACGAGGCGGAAGCGAATAGCGCCGTGAGAGACTAATCGAGAAGACGCCGAGAGGCGATGTAATAGTCCGGTCTAACAAATGAAAATTGTTAGAGGCTGGCGGAAACGACCAGTCCCGTGATGGGCGTCACGGTAACATATACGAACCTAAAGGGTAATACAAACGCCTTCGTTGGAGCAGCAGAGCGTCGTGTTCAAGGCCTTCACATGGGCGTGAACCGCACCTTCTTCCAGTACAACACTTTGTCGGGTGACACTGTTCAGAACAGTGACGGCACTGTGGGTTCGCCGGAAACCATCAGCCAAGTCAGCGCGCCAGCGCAGATTGGTGAGTGGAACAACTATGCGAACTTCTCATCGTTTGCAATCGCAGCCGCAATCGATGAGCTCGTTGGCAACAGCGCAGTTGAACTCGGCTACCAAGCTGGGCAGTCAATCAGCGAGTTGTACAGCGCAGTTGCTGACAGCGCTTCGGGCGTAGACAGCAACGTGAACCAGTCAAGCCTATTGGCCTCGCCGTTTATACTTGATTTGGCAACCATCCGTACTTTGAAGCAGCAGCTTGTTTCGAAGAACGTGCTTCCATGCAAGCGTGGAATGTATTTGGGCGCAATCAGCCCGAACGTGTTGGGCGACATCTACAACGCAACGACTGTGAACAACAGCATCGCTGACTTGTGGAAGTACGAAAACATGGAGAAGTTTGATGCGACCGCGGGCGCTGACCAGAACAAGGTCATCGTGTTGCCGGGCACCAACATCGGCTTCATGCAGACCCCGTTCGTGACCACGACGGCTAACTACCAAGCAAGCGGAAAAATCGGATACCGTACCTACGTATTCGGTAACTACGCAATGATTGGTGTTTGGTTGCAGGTTCCGGGCGACACCGACCTCGATGAGGGAGACTGGAAGACGATTGACTGCCGTGTCGTAACAGACGCGCCAGCATCATCGTTTGACCCGGTTTCGACAATCGGGGGATGGTGCAGCTACAAATTTCATCAAACCGTTACGTTGCCACCAGCAACGGGCTTGAACTCGCAGCGTATCCGCTACATAGATTCGGTTCCGGCCATTCAGTAACTAAATAGTTACTATGACGAACTTCCCACGGGCTTATAATCCGCGGCTTACTAATCAGGGGGAGCCTCGAACTCCCCCAGATTATCTTTCGAGGAGATTATGTCAGAAGCAACAAGAGCAGCAAGTCGTCGTTATTATCAAAAGAATAAGGAAGCAGAACAAGGAAACAAATGTGCTATTTGCCGACAGGAAACTAATTTGCTTGTAGTAGACCATAATCATCTGTGTTGTCCATCGAGAAAAAGCCGAGCAGGATATAAAACTTGTGGCAGATGTAATCGTGGCCTCTTATGTCGTTCATGTAATACAGCAATCGGATTGTTCAAAGAATCGGAGCAAGTCCTCAGCAGCGCAATCCAATATCTCAAAGGATACCAACAATGAGCATCATTCTACCGGGCCAAAATGATTTTAGATTGCCGGGTTCTGACGTAGAGAATCCATTCAACGAGCGTCACGATGTGAAAGCAACAAGCGAGGCGATTGAGCGCATGCTCGCTGGGGGCACCCCGAACTGGGTGAAGTTCCCACAAGATTATAAGGCGATGGCAAAGGAGTCCTTTGCGTCCCACCGAGAGGACTCGGAGCGCATGGCGACCCAATACAAGTGGGACGACCAAGACGTGCTGACCGATAGAATCGCACGACGTGTAAACGGGATGACAACCCGAAATTTTATTGAAAGAAAATTGAGAGCAAACGGCATCAAGTGTGGCGTCATCGACAACGGATTCGTTGGCGTGGGCGGCATTCCGACAGTCGGTTTGTTCTGTGTTCCGCCTCACAAGACTGATAAGCTGAGACCTGTCTGTTATCTCGACGTTCCGATGATGTACGAGTGGAGCGTCTTGAAGCTAGACCAGTACGGGATTCCAGCAGGCGAGGAGTCGCGCGGCTGGCGCACGGCCGCAGTGCAGCTTGTGGAAAAAGAGATTATCACCGAGGCTGAGTGTCACCGGATTTTCGGCGCTCCCCCGGCGAACAGACTTTCGGCAAGATACTACCGCAGTCTTTGGGAAAAGCGTCACCAGAAACCGTACGCTGACGAAGACGAGCGTGGACTCACCGAATAAAACGGCAGACGTTCAGGCCGAATTGCCCGACCAAGGCACGAAACTGGCGTGGAAGAAGTTTAGCCCACAAAGGAACTAACATGGCAAACCCGACTAAAAAGCAGGACGCTTTCGGAGAAGTTAACGAAGCGAACATGGGCGAAGTACTCAACAGCGCAGCGAACGGAGCCGTCTTAAACGACGCCGAATTCAAGGCTCTACTGTCGTTGATGATGTTGAAGGAAAAACGCCTTATTCAGAAGGAAGCAGACTTGGAGCGCATCGCCGTTGAGCGCGACAAGGTGGCTCGCATCAATTCTGAGCAGTACACCATTGCGAAGATTACAACGCAGAAAAACTGCCGTCACATGAAGGGCGGCAAGTCTCGTCAGCGCGGCCAACAGAAGGACCCGGCAGTTTACGCTCACACGTTCACGGATGGCACCACAGTTATCAAGTGCCAATTGTGCGCCGCGAGATGGATGCCGAAGGATACCGCTGAGTTCCTCTTCCGCAACGGCAGCGCAATCCCGAATTGGACTAAGATTGGCTGGCGCGAAGCTATTGAGCTAGCTGGCGAGTCGAGCAACAAGCCGTCATCGTCAGAGCGTTTCTTCATGACAACCAGCAACGAAGAAGCACCAAAGACAACGGAAGGCGTAAGCGTTCCGAACTTGCAGATTTAAGCAACTCTCCGGGGGCCGGGAAACTGGCCCTCCTCTTCTTTATAGGGAAGAAGAATACATGACATCAGTCGCAACGACTCAAACTTCTCAAACCACCACTTGCAGATTCTGCACCCCGCTACATTTTAATGCGCCCCTATCTGCGCGAGGATTTTAATTTATGACAGCAAAAGGCGTAAACTCTCCCGCACCTACGACAGCAGAAGTTGTCGGCGGCGTATATAATGTATCCCCACCAGTGCTGGCCGACGGACAAGCAGCCGCGTTACAGGTCGATGTCAATGGAAAACTCATTACTTCTGGTGGCAGCGGAGGCGGTGGTAACGTAAACATCACCGGAGTTAACAGCAACCCTCCGGCATTGAACAATCCGCTTCCTGTAGAGTTATCAGACGGCACGCAAGCGGTTGGCACGGCAGGAAATCCGCTCAGCGTTAACGTAATCACGGGCGGCGGTTCAAACGCGTCTGTGGGCGTGACCGGCGCGGCGGCACCGGCTTCTGCGACAGAGATTGGTATTGTTGATGGCACAGGAAAGTTACAGAACGTTTCTCCGACAAGCCCTCTCCCAATTAGCGCGGCGTCTCTTCCTCTTCCGACGCTAGCTGCGACGAGCACTAAACAATCGGATGGTAGTCAGAAAACGCAAGTTGTGGATGGCTCTGGTAACGTAGTTGGTACCACGGGAAACGCTCTCGATGTAAACATTAAGACAGGTATTTCAAATCCGCTCCCCGTCTCTGTCGCTTCCTTGCCGCTCCCGGCTCTTGCTGCTACATCCACTAAGCAGTCGGATGGCACTCAGAAAACGCAAGTTGTAGATGGTTCTGGTAACGTAATTAGTTCTACCGGAAACGCTCTCGATGTAAACATTAAGACAGGTATTTCAAATCCGCTTCCCATCAGTGGCACCGTCGTAACGAATGCCGATACGACAATCGGTGGGACAGTTGCACCAAGCAAAGAAATCTTAGTGGCGGGAAAAACCAACGACGGCACGCCGCAGTATCAGCCTATCCCAGAGGGCGCGGGTGGCCGCTCTGTTATCGTAGAAGGTGTTGCTGGCGGAACAGCCGTTCCGGTTTCAGGAACAGTAACAGGTAACCAAGGGACTGCGGCTGCTAACACGGCGGGTTGGCCAATAACGTCAGGCGGGGTTGCGGAAACTACCGCAGCGTGGACCAGTGCGACAGCGCAGAACACCGTGTTGCAATTGAACACTGCGGGGATGTCCGCTGTTGTGGTTACGATAGCTTTGACAGGTACCGTTGTCTCCGCAATTTTAACTTTTGAAGCCTCGGATACAACAGCGTTTACTACCGCATACCCGATTACAGGAGTTAAGGCAGGGACCACCAACACGGCGGCAGCGTCTAACTCTCCTATTAATGTCATCGCTATCGCCGGTATAGCTAACACAGCCATAATTTTTAATGTGTCCGCTTTCGCGGCGTTTCGAGTTCGGCTATCTACGGCTATAACCAACACAGGCACGGCGAGTATTGGCATCTCAGCATCGGCGGTACCAAACAACGCTGGCGCGGGGGCTATGACCAACGTGTCTGGCTCTGTGATATTTGCTATCTCGCAAGTAGGACCTACAGCCCCGGCAGATAATTTGGCTTCGAATTCTATCTTCCAAACCAGCACCTCTTCTAGTTTTCCGTTGTCTGTGGCCGATGCTGTGTATGGTGGGGCGTTTAGTGGCACTCCGAACGCAGCACTACAAGGTTGGTCTAAACTTCGAACACCGACGGTTTTCAAAACAGCATCAGCTACAGCGAGTGGCAACACGGCATTGTGGACTCCTGCCTCGGGGAACAAATTCCGATTGATGCGCTTCATGGTTCAGATTACCGGAAACTCTACAACAGCAAGCGGCGCAGTTGTAACCGTCAGTTTCCAAGACTCTGCGTCAGCGACGAATATCGCTATGGACGCGTTCGTCCCTTCGGCCTCTTTGGGGACCGGTGACGATTTTATCAGCCCTTGGGTTGACCTCGGAAACGGCTTCTTGAGCGCGGCTGCGAACAACGTTTTGAACATAAACCTGTCGTCCGCGTTGACCGGTGGAAACGTCAGAGTAACAGTCTGCGGGACGGAGGAATAATGTACTCAACACCAACAACCACAAAAGGCGTACAAGCCGCATCTACTACCCCAATACAAAATATCATAGACAGCGGGCGCGTAATAAAAATTTTTTCGGCTTCTTTCTCTGCTGCCACAACCGAGGCTATGGTGACTATCACCCCGATTTCTGACGGAACCGCAGGAGCAACAGGAACATCGTTTACTGTGACCGCAGGGAAGAGACTTCGAATTCAATCTTTTAGCGTCACCACAAAGAACGCTGGGGCTGCTATCCAAGGCGTTGTTTGTAATCTTAGAATAGCAGCAAGTGGCGCGGTTATTGCCACTTCGCCTCTGGCTGCCACTGTTGGTGCTGGCACTTTATCAGCGACAGCAAACAACGTCGCAGGCGCGGCTATGGATTTTCCAGATGGCTTGGAATTGAGTGGCACCATGCAGCTTGGTATCTCTCAAGTCGGTACGGCAACAGCCGGAAATGTTGTTACTTTAATCGGATACGAGTACTAATGGCACACACCTATGTGGTCTCCTCCGCGACTTACATTCCGGGGTCTGCGCCCGACCCGTTAGTCACCATCGTAGGCACCGTAGACGGAACTGATGTTACGGTTACTTTGTACCTTAGTTCTATTCAGCAAGCCAATGCGGCTGGCGGAATTACAGCAGTGAAAAATTTGGTCGCGCCCGTCATGCTCTCTCAAGCCGTAGTTAATAATCCGCCAGCGCCTCAAGCGCCAGCACAGCTTCCAACAGGAACGTTTACACAATAAAAGGACCCGCCAATGACCTCTGAATTTCAACAACAAATTGATGGTTTGAGAAACGAAATATCGGAACTGCGAAAGCACCTTGAAATTTTTGAGCATTGGAACAACTGCCGCCGCGGTCTTGAGGGAGCGCCCGGGCCTGCGGGAAAGAGCAGCACAGTGCCGGGACCTCAAGGGCTGCCGGGAGCGCAAGGTATAGCCGGGCCGCAGGGAAAAGTTGGGCCACAAGGCGTGCCGGGCGTAAGCAATGTGCCGGGACCTCAAGGTGAGCCGGGAGAGAGTGGTAAGACAGGCAACCAAGGCCCAGCGGGGCCTCAAGGTGAGCCGGGACCAGCAGGTTTGACAGGCGAGACTGGACCAGCAGGCGAAGTGGGTCCAGCAGGTCCGCAAGGGCCACGAGGGGATACTGGCGCACAAGGCGAGCCGGGCACGACCGGCCCACAAGGGCCAGCAGGCCCTCAAGGCGAAAAAGGCGACACGGGGGCGCAAGGCGCAGCCGGGTCACAAGGTTTGACAGGCCCACAAGGCTCAACAGGCCCACAAGGCCCACAAGGCTCAGCAGGTCCACGAGGCGAAGTCGGTCTAGCAGGCAAGGATGGGATAGGCGGTTTGGCGGGACCTCGCGGACCCGCGGGCGACATCACTGCGGCAGTGCAACAATCGGTTGCGGCAGTGACCCAACTTTTGAAAGACCGAAATTTGCTTTAATGAGGGCGTAAGGATTTTATGGCATACGGCTACTTTTCATCTCTATCGAGCATCGACTTGCAGCACATCGTTGACATCGCCAACACGTACTCGGACATCGAGCCCGTATTGAACGCGGGTGGTCAAACGCAAACGGTTGCTTTGTCGGCGGCCAACACCGTCATCAACGCCATCTGCGCCGTGTCCTTCCCTCACAAGTGGAACGAGTACAATATCCTTCCGTTTTATTCGAACAGCTATCAGCAAGACTACGCAGCCATCACCGCAGCGGGGGTCACAGGCAATTTGACGCTCACGAGCGTATCGCAAGTCTCGACAGCCACAGGTACCGCGGTTTATAACGGTACAATCACGGGTGGTGAGTTCGGAGGCTATGTTGGTGTGCCGTTTGTCATCACGGGCTTCGTAGCGAGCGCAGGCGTAAACAACGGAACACTCATGTGCGTGGCATCATCGGCGACTAGCCTCGTGTTGCAGAATACGGCGGCAGTTATAGAGACGCACGCGGGCAATGCAATATCGGCGGCAGGTGGTTTGCTCAACCTATCGTGGTTGGAGCGCGGCGTGGCCTTCGACATCAACAATTCAGCCATTCCGAAGCCGTACGTCCGCATCGAGTGCGGTAGACAGCTTCCTCAACAAACGGCTCAATATACGGGCGGCGCAGGTTTGGGCGACCCCGGCTTCCGCGCGAACTGGTTCCCGAACCGCGTGCTTTATTACGGCACGTGGGGCGCGGCCGACGTAGGCACCGGAACTCAAGGTAACAACCCGGTTGCGAATAGTGTGTACACTCAACCACTCGGCAACAAGTCGCAGCCAGCCAATCCAATCACGCAGATTATTGATGCCAATGGAAATTTCCTTTTGTTGACGACTTATGGGCACGAGGGTTCCGCAGCACCGCTCGCGGCGCTCAACGCAGTTCCGGGCACCACCGTGTCAGGCAGTGGCGCAACCACTGCGTGGACCGTGTTAGACCCGAACGGTTGGGGATTCCGCATCATGCCAGTGCCGACACAGTCGGGCTCCCAATGGCAGTTCAACATCACTGCGCAAATGAAGCCAGTGCGTTTTTATTCTCTATCACAGACTTTGGCACCGTTGCCGGACGAGATGGAGCCGCATTTCCGCGAAGGCTTTATCGCCCAGTGCTACAAGCGCTCTCCTGAGAAGGCCGTATATTCTAAGTTCAAGGACATGTGGCAGCTTTGGTTGACTAACTTGAATGAGCTCCGCGCAAAGGAAGACCGCGAGTTGGAAGAGAACAAGTTCATCCCGACCCGCACAGTATTCGGCGCAGCACGCAGCCGCAACAACTTCCAAGGCGGCGCATGGCCGTACAATTATCCGCGTCCGTAAGAGGCTAGATGTTCACACTATTAAACTCAAGCTATTTCGCACAACCATTCGTGCAGTATGCGCCGTTGACTGCGGGCTTCGGGTTGGAACCTTCAACCTCAATCTGCTCGATGATTCGCAACTCGCTATTTTCTGCGCCCGTAACGTGGTACTTCAACCGTAATGAAGTTACGTTCTCAACAGTTGTGGGTCAACAGGACTATCCGCAATCGATTTCTGCCAACGGTAACGATTTCGCCTTCATTGAGAAGGTGACGTTGACGGACGACCAAGGCAATGTTTACGAGTTGAAAGACGCGTTGAACAATTCGGCTTTGGCCGTGTCGGCGTTTCAACAGCGTCCGAGCGCGTGCGCAGCCCAGCAAGTTACTTATTCGGGTGTAACTCAAACGGTGAAGTTTCGCTTTCTTGGCGTACCGGATAAAATCTACTTGGTGACTATCACTTACCAGAAATTGGCACCTCAGTTCGGTCCATACACTATCGCAAGTGTGGCGGCGGCAGCAGGCGGCAACACTGTTTATACGGGCGTCTTCGACCCGTACTCATTGCCAGTGGGCTCAACTGTAATCATCACAGGGTTTAAGACATCGCAAGTAGCGAACAACGGTACTTTCATCGTGGGAGCCGTTACGGGTACGACACTTACTGTGAACAATACAGCAGGCGTTTTAGCAGCCGCGGGCAGCTTCACGGCATTCGCGGTTAATCCGTCGTGGTCGCCAATTCCTGACCAGTTCAGCGACATTTACAACAACTTGTATTTGAGCGAAATTTTGGCGGCGAACGACGACACTCGCGCCCAACTGTATCGTCAGCGCGGCATCGCGGCGTTCTTGGCAAAGTCAACAGGCTTGTCGGAAATGCAGCGTAACGTCTTCTTGCAGCAATGGAACGCGCGTGGTATGGAACGCCAATCATCGGCACAAATTACTCAGCAAGGTAATCAAGGCCGCACAGTTTAATTGGACAAGGAAAGAATGACTAACCCCTTCGCAGCATCAGGTGGACCGCCGCAAAAGCAGCCGCGTTACACACCAATATTTATGGACCGCGCTTTTACCGGGCTGTATACCCAACGCGCGGTGTTGCACGATCCATCGGATGTTTATACTGCGAGATTTTACGGCGGGCGACCGGACGCACTACTTGGTGGATTAAATATCGAGTTGACGAACCGCTTGACCTTGCAACGTCGACCCGGCATGGTGCCTTTCCGTACCAGTCCGGGAGAGGGTGCGTCGTATGCGACAGCGCCTGACCGTGCGTTCAGCTTTCAGCTTTCAGATGGCACGATTCGCGTCATTATTGACACTCAGGATAGCGGGTTGCTCGCAATCACTTCGGTGGCAAATGCTTCGGCAGGCAGCACCGTTTACACCGGAACCTTTCCGGGCGGCGCTTCAAATGGCTATGCAGGTTTAAGCTTCCTCGTGGCTGGCTTCGTTACGAACTCCCAGAATAACGGCACGTTTATCTGCACGGCATCCACAACTACAACGCTCACTTTGAGTAATGCACTCGGTATCTCAGAGACGCACGCGGCAACCGCCGACACTGCGGGCGGCGTGTACTGGGACCGCCAAGATGGCACCGCAACTTTGTTAGTTGCTAAGTCGCCGGGCGCTGGCCAGATGTACTTCATTTCGGTTGCGGGTGTGCTTTACATGGGTGACGGCATCGACACCCGTAAGTACACGCCGCTGAATCCGAATGGGACGATTTGGAATTGGGGTATTGTTGCGCCGACGAATCAACCTGCGCTCACCTTGACGCCTTCTGGCGCTGCGGCAACCCGTTGGCAGATTAACACGAACTTCACAACGATGGGTTTGACCGAGGATACGAACGCGACTCCGCTAATTTGGCAACTAATTAGCGTCAACGCGGACGGTTCAAATCCTCCACCTTCGCAATTCGGAACTGCGGGAACCGGCGAGCCAAGCTGGCCGCAAGCGGAAGGCGCAACGGTCGTTGACAGCGGCGTAACGTGGTTGAATATGGGCATAGTTAGTCCAATCGCTGTTAAGACATTTTACACCGACCTAGGTATTGGCGGCGGCTACGCGAGCGAAAACTTCTCTCAACCGGGAGCAGGTACTGCGGTTAATTCCGTGTACGGAAATTTCAAAAACTCCGGCGGATTGGGAAACACGGGTGGAGCTCTGCCTGCATTTTCTGGCGCATACCCGGGACCATCAGGCGGTTACTTCAATAATAACACGCACTGGTTCGCAATCGGCAGTTTCAATACTGCGATACAGATGGCCGCAATGCGTTGGAAGCCGACACACTCTTACGCTAACTGGTCACCAACAGGCGCAAACGCCTCAATCGCGGGCACTCCTGATTTCATTTTGACAGCTAACCTCCCGTCGACAACGGGGGCACCAGTCTATTTGTTCGTCCCGAAGATTGGTGGCACATCTGGTAGCGGCTACAACCCATTCCCATCAGGTTCTGTTGCGGGCAACGCGGTAACTGATAATCAACTAAGATGGTTGTGCTTGGGTCAAGCCGCATGGCAGGCGAGTTTCGCATACACGCCGTGGACTGCACAAGGCAATCTTTTTGGCTGCATCTTTGATGGCGCTAACTTTCAAGTCTGCGTGACTTCATCAGGTCTCGGATTGAGCGGCACCCACATACCGGGAACCGCAATTGCGACCGCGGCCAGCATCACTGTAACGAATTCGGGCACCACAACTATCTTCACCAAGAACGCAGGAAGCTGGTTGTACACCCCGGTCGCAGGTGAGCAGATTACGACCACAGGCTTTGCAAACGCGGCAAACAACGCTACGTTCCAAGTAATCTCATCAACGTCGAACACAATTATAGTTGGTGTGAATACGGGCTCGCCGGAAACAGCATCGGCTACGATTACGTTGAGCCCGTGGGCGACCGGATACGGCTCAACCACGGTAGACGGTGGCATCACGTGGACCTGCGTAGGGCAGAACGTGCCGTGGGTAGCGGGTTCTGGCACCACTGGCATTTGGCACTTTCCTGTAAACGGATTCCAGCCGCCCGGCCCAAGTCAGCAATTCGGCGGCTCAGAGGTAAATGAGTCGGGCTTCGTGCAAGCGGTAATCAACTCAGGTAAATCTGGCCCAACCACTCCTCCGGTTTGGCCAACAACTATCGGCTCGACAGTCACGGACGCAGGTTCTCCAACAATTACGTGGCAAACTGCGGCTGCGATTGCGTCTCAATCGCTCGCGTGGTCGTTTGGGCTTGCTTATGCGTACAGCTACAAGGCTCGTCCGCTCGATGACTTTTATTCGCCTTTGCCATTAGGTGGTGGCGCAACTCCTCCGGGCGGCGCACCATTAGGCATACCTAAGGGTTCTGAAACGAATGCAATCTCTTCTGCGTCACCGGTAAATCAAATCACTGGCGCAAACACCGGCTCAGTCAACACGATTCAAGGCGACTACAGTGCAGACCCGCAAGTCGATACGATTGTTATTTGGCGCTCCGCTGACACAGCATCTGGTTCAGGCACCATGTTCGAGTTGACGGAGATTCCGAATATCCCGGCGCTGGCGGGCGTGGTTAAGTGGAAGTTCAACGACTACTTGCCGAGCGTGGCGACAGGAATATTTCCGGGATTGAACATTCTTCTACCTGCGCCTATCGATGGCGTGAACAATCCACCACTGTCAACCTTCTTGCCTCAAGTTTACAACTATCAACGCATTTGGGGCTCGAATGACCAGTCGGTGAATTTCTCAGGCGGACCCGACACATCTGTTGGCAATCCGAACGAGGCATTTAACGTTGCGGACGAGTTGCCGTTTTTGGCACCTGTCGTTCGATTGGTGAAAACCCCACAAGGCATCGTTACCTTCTTGACAGACAGCATTGAAATGATTGGCGGTGGCCCAGCAACCGCAACGTTCTTCTCGGTGACGATGGCACCGGGCGTAGGCTTGTTAAGCTACAATGCTTGCGATGTGTATGCGGGAGAAATTTATTTCTTTGCAGCGGACAACTCTTTCAAAGTTATCACCCCGTCGTTGAACCTTTCGAACTTTGGCTTTCCGTTGGGCGACCAGTTCGCCAATCAGCCGTCTTTCGGTTCATCGGATGCAACATGGGACCCGAAGAAGGTTTACGTTGCCGTTCACCAAAATGGAACTGACAATTGTGTTTTCGTTGCGGATGGTTCGACCGGATGGTACCGTTTGAACCCTCACCAAGTTCCGGGCGCTGCACAAGGGCCGGAACCTGTTTGGTCTCCGTTCGGTGCAATTACGGGCGGCTTGAAGATGGTGCAGTCGGTCGAGACCTCGCCGGGTATTAAGCAATTACTAGGTGGCGGAACTGCGCCGGGTGATAACATCTTGGTGCGCAGCTTGACAACTTTCACAGATGACGGCGTGACGTACAACGCGAATTTCTCGATGGGCAGCATCAAGTTGGCCGAGCCGGGTCAGATTGCGCTGCTCAAATTCTTGGAGTTCGATTTCTCCGGAGTGAGTCTACTGCCGACCATCAGCTATCTAATGAATGAGATTAGCGGCACGTTCACGCCGTTTGTGAACGGTACGGACGTAACTGGAAGTGTTCCGGTATTTGACCCGCCATCTCTATACGGCGAGACAATCGCCCCAACATCGTACAGCCCGAATCGCTACTATTTTGCGTCGAATGCGTCGCTCGCAAAGTGCCGCCACATGCAGGTTAAGGTGGATTTCGGTAGCACTTCGAATGGCGATGAAATGTACAGCATGACCATCTTTGGACGCCACGTCATAGAATAAGAGGAATATGTCGGACAACTCGAATCTAATCAATGAGGAGAATATTCCGGGCAACTGGGAACCAGTAGAGTCCAATCCTATTGTTCCCGGAGCAGCACCGAAAGGTGCTCCTGCGCCGCCGGTTCCTCACGACATGCCACAATTTTTCTCAGGCTCAATGCCGCCAGCGTTGCAGCATGACGTAGCATTCGTAGGCACAGAGGTTGGCACGCCGCGCATCCCGAAGTATTCGTTGATGCCGTTCGGCAACCAGAGTAGCCCGTTTACAAACGCCGCTGCGCAAAGCACGGCAATAAAAGTTGTGGAGACCACGCCGTCGAGTGGTGGAGGCGGCGGGTCGTCATCGATAGAGTTGATTATTCCGTCGATTTTCACTCCGGTTGACCAAACTGTGGTGTTGCCGGGACCTTTGGCATTTGCTCTGGCAACGGAACTTCCGGGAACTTATCTCGGCGTTCCAAGCGGCGCGGGATTAGGCGCACTGGAAGCATTTAACGTCGTAAGCAATCTAACGGGCGCTGGCGGGTCGGCCACGGTAACGGTAACGAGTACACCAAGCACGGCGACATCGTGGGCGCTTCTACCCATTGTTACAAAAAATGGATACGCCGGGGCGGGATTAGGCGCGTGGACTGGGATAACTGGAAACGACGGGCTTAAAGGCACGTTCATCAAAAATATAGCCGGAACTTCCCCGGTTTCTGTTTCAGAGCCGCTCATCGCCAACGATACAGCGACCTTGGCTTTAGCTATTTTTTCCGGGCCTCTGCCTACTATAGTTCAGCAGAATACGGCGTCGTCGTGGACCGGGCAAACCATGTCCAAGGCTTACGGAAGTAGCAACACTGCGGGAAACACATTATTCATTATTTTTCAATACACGCTTTCTTCCACCGCCTTTGGTGTGTCCGCTTCCGACACAGCCGGAAACTCCTACGTAACCTTGGCTTCTACCTTTGGAGGAAGCACGGCAATCGGAGCCACAGCGCAATTGATTATGATTGCTCCTGCTTGCTTGGGCGGTGCTAACACCGTCAACGTAAAAGTAACGGGAGGCAGCGGAGCAACCCCGACAGGTTTGCTTCAAATTTTTGAAATTGCTCCGATAGCCGCAGGCGCGGGTGTCCCCTTTTTCCACCCCCTTTTTCCGGGAGATATTCCACCCATCAATTTAAGTTCAGTTGGTAACGGCGGAATACAAAACATCCTTGGTTTAGCAAACGGGGGCACTAAATCCGATTTGTCCGGTACGGGTGGAGTTCACCAATTCGTGTCGCAAGCCAGTGCTGGCGCGGCACTCACTGTTGTTCAGCCGGATTTTTCTGACCTAGCTGGCGCGGCTGGGCAGAAAGCTACCAGCTATAACGGTGTCGCATTGGTTGCAAACGGCTTAGTGTCAGAAACAGCACAAGCGGACTTGACTGGACAAACAGCAGCGAAAGCTACAACGACGCTTTACGCAGTCCCGACGACAGCCCAGTATCGTCTGTCTTGGAATGCCAAGGTCACCACGGTGGACCCGGGGAGTTCGACTCTCGGTGCTTTAACTATTACGTATACAGACGCCGATAACACAGTTCAAACGATTGTGATGTCCGCACAAGATGCAACGGGTGCTAATGTCACGACGAACACGGGAAATTTGACCACTTCGGTCTTGTTGGGCAACACGCACATGTTGAATTGTCGCTCAGGCACCAACATTCAGTATGCTTTCGCGTACGCGTCCGGCACCCCAGCAACAATGGCTTACAACCTTCATCTAAAACTTGAGTCTCTTTAAAATGATTCAGTTCGGCGAATCAATTGTGGACGACCAGTCCCAGATTAGTGAGTGGACTAAAACGGACCCGTATCACTTTCACCAACTCGACTATTCTGGCCCCGGCTGGTGGTTGACAGGTAGTGGATTACTTGCATTCACTCTCTTAGATGAGCGTGGCCCCCTATGCTACGTTCGCTTGGATGAGGAAGATGGGCGCATCCGCATTCATACGCAGTTCGCACCGGAGGCGGTCGTATCCAAACGCCGCCTTTTGGTGGGAATGATTCAGTGTGTGACCAAACTGATTGAACTGTACCGCCCCACTCACAACGGGATGGTGTTCAACTCGGTCAGCCCAAGTTTGATTGCCTTTATGGGCAAGCGTTTCGGTTTCATGTCAGTTGGTAACGACGATTACCGACTAGACTTCGAGGACAAATAAATGTGTGGACCATCCGGCGCAGAGACCTCCCTACAAAACCAAAGTGCGGGATTCTCAACACAGTTAATGAATAATTATGCGCAACTTTTCGGCCAGCAGCAAAGCGTGTTAAAAGGTTTGAACGCCTCGGTTAATCCTATCGTTGCGGCAGGACCGAGTCAGCGCGGATTCTCGGGGGCGGAAACCGCCGCGCTCAATACCTCGGCAATTAACCGTGCAGGCGCAGCAGCCACGAACGCGCTGCAAGCTGCGCGTACTTTCGGAGCAGGACAGGGTGGCGGGGGAACCAGCGGATTGACCTCTGGTATCACGAAGCAGATTGAGTCGTCAGTTGCATCCCAGCAAGCCGGAAATTTGGCTACCACGGAAGGCAACATCGAGCAAGCCGATTGGGCAACAGGCAATCAGAACTACTTTAAAGCATTGGGCGCGGAAGAGGGTATAGCCCAAATGTACAATCCGAACGGGGCACAAAGCGGAGCAATCGGAGCTAACCAAGAATCGTTCGGTGAAGCAAGCAAAATTAATCAAGAGAACAACGCTCTTGGTCAAGATGTCGCAGGCTTCTTGACGGCAGCAGCCGGAAGTGCTGGCGACATTGTGAAGGGGTTTAAGAGATAATTTTATGGAAAACAAATCACGCCCAGCAGCGCCTCCGATGTTCACATCAGACGATGCCACGATGCCGCCACCGGAAACTGTTTCAGCCCCGGCCCCGACGGTGTCGGTAGAGACGCCGAAATCAACTAGTGACAGAGTTATGGGCGGCATTTCAGCCCTCGGCAACGCAGCCTACAAGGGTCTCTCGTACGCGAACGCAAGACGCGCTCGACAAGACGCCAACTAAACAGCTTGACAACCACCCTGAAATATGGTATATTGAATAGAGGATAAAATGGGAACAGATATCACTCAAGGTTTGCCGTTGGAAGTTCAGCAGGCCATCGCCCCAGCACAATCGGGACCCCAGCCGACAGGTTTTAACGGTCCACAAGGCAACACCTACGACTCTGGCGTGGCCCGTGTGCCTGCGCCACAAATCCCATTGCGACCCTCAGACCAGCCGGACGATTCAGAAGCCCCAGATATCCACCCAGTGGACGCGATGGCATCGGCCTTCATTGGCCATTTAATTGACAAAGACAAGCCTGTGCAGCCAGCGCCCTCGACATCGGGCCGTCAACCCGGCTCGTTTGCGGACAAGCTGGCAGGCGCTGCGAGCGCACTCGGTACAGGTTTGGGCGACATGCGCACAGGCGGCGACCCCGGACAAGGTCACGGCTGGTTGAGCGCGGTAGGCGCAACTTTGAATGCGCGCAGCGAGCGTGTTTCGAGAGAGAAACAGCAACAGTTTGAAAACAGCGAGCGCTTAAAAAGCGACCAAGTTAACTTGGCGCAAGCGAACATGAACATGGTTATGCATGCTCGCGCAATCCAGATGCAGGACAAGACTATCCGTGATGCAGGTGCCGCGTCTTCTGCCCACTTCATGGACACGATGCGCGACAACTACAAAGTTCAAGACAACATCAACCAGAGCAAAATAGGTGAGATGATGACAGACCCACAGTTTGCTCGTACTCACACTGCGCGCATCACAGGGTATGAGCCCATGTTGGGAGCGGACGGTAAACCGAAGATGGATTCGGCTGGATTGCCGATTGAGTCGCCGCTTTACAGTGTTGTGAATATTGGCGCTGGGGACACGAGTACTCAGTATACAGTTCCTGCCACAGTCGCAAAGAAGTGGGCAGATGCCGGATTGCAATCAGTTCCGCCGGGGACTATGATGCCCGCTTCGGCAGCGAACAAGTTGGATGTCCAAGCGGAAAGATACGGAACGACTCTCGGCCTTTTGAATCTTGGCAAGGTCCAGCCTCTTCCGAGCAATGTTAAGGACCAGATGGTCAGCGCATTACAGGACCCAGAAGTTCAACACGCTGTCGCAATGCAGCCGGGCAGCCCGCTCGCTGGATTGTATGATGCTCAAGCCACCGTGGCGCAGCACGTAACTGCGGCACAACAACAGCTTGACGCGGCGCAGAAGTCAGGCAACCCGCAAGCAGTACAGGCCGCACAAGACAACTTGAAGAAGGTCCAGTTGACGGCTCAAAACGTGGACTCTACCATCAACAATGGATTCACGGATGGGGAACGCAACAGTTACGCAAAGCAGAAAGAAGCCGAGGACAAGGAAGCGCAGAAGGAAGCACACGAAAACGCACGCGACGCGGAGACGGCAAGACACAATCGCGCGGAAGAAGTCATCAAACGCGCGGAAGGCGGCAACAGCCCGGAAGACATCAACAACGCTGCCGAACTCCTTGCTACCGCAAATGAGGACCCGAGCCAACTATCGAAGCGCGCAAAGGGTTACCAGAAAACGATTGACGCGGCGGCTGACTACTCGTGGGCAAAGTACGGCAAGCCGTGGTCGCCTGCGGATGCACAAAGCGAATACAAGTACGCGACGACCAGCCAGAACCAGAACGTCCTTAAGCTGATTAATGGCGTGGTCGAGCCGAACGGAGCGTTGGAAATTGCGCAAAAGGCTGCACAAGGTTTGACTGGTTTCGACAACCAGACCTTGAACAAGGTCTTCAACACTGCCAAAGCAGAATTTGGCGATGCAAAAATCACTGACTTCCATACCGCTATGCTTGGTCTCGCCGACGAGTACAGCAAAATTATGGGCGGCGGCAACGCCAGCGACACGGGCCGTCAACAGGCTCTCGACCTTTTGAAGGATGCATATTCGAAGGGTCAGATGGCTGGCGCAGTCGCCATCATTAAGAAGGACATCGCGGCGCGCCAAAAGGCCATTATCGGAAATAACCGCTACTTGCAGCGCCAATATCTTGGACCACAAGGCATCACTACCACGATGATTGCGCCGAACGGCCAGAAGCAGGAAATTCCTGCAAGCCAAGTGGATTACTTCAAGGCCAAGGGCGCACACATTCAGACGAAGGACGAATACAACAAGTCGCTCCCAGCACCACCACCAGTACAGTAACGCGAGTGAGATGAAATGACCGACCAGAATCAAGATTGGTTTTCACAGAACGCACAAGGCCAGCCTCAACAGCCCGCCCAGCCTGCGACACCCGCAACAGCAGCGCCAGCAGCCGCGCCTGCGGCAGCCCCGCAGGCTTCGGGAAACTGGTTCACGGATAATGGAGCACCAGTTTCGGCTGCGGCTCCGCAAACCGGACGAGAGCAAAGTAATGCGGCGGTTGACCGAGAGTTGGCAGCGCACCCACAAGCGCCGGAAAACTATGGCTTCACCTTGGGCAACATGTTTCACAAGGCTGTCGGCGGCGCAAAAGACGTGGTTCGTTTCGCTGCCGATGTGTCGAAGGACATCTCGGACGCGAACAAGCCTCTATTCTTTGGCGGTGCAGAATCCGGGCAGCAAGAGAGCACTTTTCACAAGTATGTGATGGCCCCTGCGGAAGAGCAGAATAAGAAAGGGCAAGAGGGCGACCAGCCGTGGTATGAGTCAGTAGGTCACTCCATCGCTGCGGCTATTCCGCTCGTTGGTCCGTGGGCGGCATCGGAAGCCGAAAAGGCTGGACAGACGCAAGATATTGGCGGCACCGTCGCAGAAGTTGCCGGACAGGCGTTGGCTGGAAAGGGATTGGAAGTTGGCGCTGAGCACGTTATTGGCGGCTCAACCCGAGTTGCCGGGGCTGTGGCAGAGAAGGTGGCGACGAGATTGGGCGCATCGCCAAAGACAGCGGAGACAATCGGCAACATTGCATCTATTGGAGCAATCAAGCCGTTGGATGCGCACATGGAAGCGCTCGACGTTGCTGTGGACTCGCATATCTCTGCGGAGAAGAACTTTGACGCGGCGAACAAGGCGGCAGAGGCAGCGCAAGCGCAAGTAGACGCGAACCCAAACGACGCGGGAGCGAAGGCGGATTTGGGAGCGGCACAAAAGGACCTTGTCAAGGCTGGCGCGGTTCGCGACTCAGCAGAGGCTGCGGTAGACAAGATTCAGGATAATATCCTAAAGAGTTTGACACCCATCGACTGGTCGAAGTTGAGTTTGGAGAGTGTCGCCAACATCACTAATAAGGTGTTGAGTTCCAAACCAGCCGACATAGCGAAGGGATTGATGGGCGTGACCTCGGACTTCCAAACTGCGCTGACCCGCTTCGCAAACATGGCGGGGAAGGCATCCGGGGTAAGATTCCGCGACGCGCTCAAAGACGTTTCGAGCGACATCAAGTCCATCATTAACGCCGACGTTGATAACAAAATTGTTGACCCGAACTCAGCAGCGGATGCCGTGGACCAGCATATCTATCAGAATATCGAGAACCCGTTGCAGCGTGCATCTGGTGCAACCCGCGATGAAAATGTCCCAGTCGTGGACAACTTCCGCGCACGAGCGGAAGCCCGCATCGACAAGTACTTTCAAGACAACCCCGGTAAGGCTGGCGGAGTAGACGAAGAGAAGGCCATCAAGGAAAAGTTGTTGGACCGCGTCATGCGAGAGCAAGATTTGGGCGGTGATGTAACCACCCCGCGTGAACCAAATTTGTACGAGGCTGAGAGCATCCGTCAAGGCTTGAAGCAGTACGAGCCGAACGAATCGAACGGCTTTCGTGCGGCGGCTTACGACCTTGCGAACTTCATGCGCGAGACAATCGACGAGGGCTACGAACAGCGCGGCGTTTCAGGAGTGAAGGAATCGCGTCTAGTTGAATCGAAACTAATCGACATCTCGAAGGGCCTGCGCAAAGCTCAAACATTGTTTGAAGCACAGCAGGCCGTTCCTGCGATGCAGAAGATTTGGCATGGCGCGAAAGCTGCGGCTTACGTCGCAACCCTTGGCTCTCTCCTACTCCAAAGTCCACATGGCGCACTTATAGGATTGGGGGGATTGTGGGAAGACCTCTACAAGGCGAACACGAAAGATTTGAGCGGCAACTTGGCGCGCGCTCGTGAACTCGCGGGCCGTGAACCGGAAGCAACGGCGACCGTACCAGATATTAACCAGCAGCCGCCAACCAGCGGAGCGGGTCCCTCTATCGGTAGTGGTCCTAAGCCGACCCCTCCAAGCGTTCCGCCCCCTACACCGCCAGAGGCTGCGGTACGTCCACCGATTAACCACACACTGAACGGAGAACTCGCTGCGTACTTCCCAGACGCGACCCGTGGAACGACGCCGGACGAGTACAATGCCTTGATAGACCGATTCAACGCGGATTATCAAGCGAAGCTGCGCGGCGTTACTGACTTCAAGGCGAAGAACCCGGACCAGCCTCTTCCGGAAGGTGTTGCGGAAGAGTGGGCAGCGGCTAAGCAGTTGAAGGGCACGATTGAAAGAGAGGGCGCGAAGGAAGACGCTAAAATTGAGCAGGAGAACCAGAAGCGCCAACAGCAATACCAGAAGGAACTTCTCAAGTATCAGGCGAAGAACCAAGCAGAGATTACGAAGGCACAAGCAGAGACTGCGGCGAAAGCGGAGCAAGAGAAGGCCGCTGCCGAACAAGCAGAGAAGAACCGCGTTGCTGCAATCTTGGCAGACAAAAAAGTTGCGCACGCTCCGTTTGTTAACGCTACGGAGCCTTCGACCTTGTCGGCGCGCGAGGGCACTCACGAAGTTGGCGGTCACATCCTTGTAGCGAACGCAGTGGGGCTGAACCCGACAAAGTTCTTGTCGGAGTTCCACCCGGAACTGGAGGGTACCGACTCCCACGCTCAAGTTCAAACGGACAGCAGCGGCGCTCAAGAGGGTCCAGTTGGTATCGCCCAGCGCGTGCTGACCCACCTCGGCGGTCCCGCGTGGGACGAAGTTCACAACAACATTCCTGCGGACGTGAACGACAGAGCCAGCGGCGATTTTGATGAAGCGAAGCGCATTCTGCGCGAAGAGAGCAGCTTGAACCCGCGTCAGCAGAAGATGCTGTATGACGCGTTGTATGACAAGGCGAAGGAAATTGTATCGAATCCAGACGCTGTGGCTATCGCGAAAACGAACGCCGCGCTTCGCGAGGAGGGTCTGCACAACTCTCTTCACATGTCGGAGAACCGCATCAAGGTCTTGAATAAACTATTTAAGGGGGTATTTGGCGATGATGTCGAAACAACACTCGGTGGTAAAAGAGTTCGTAAAGGGGCAACCGATGGAGGAGTATCGTCAGGAGAACCCGCTGACACCGGAGCAGAAGGAACAGAACGCGATGGGTCTGCTCAAGACGTTTCTGCCGGAAGTCCACGAGCGGCTGGTGAAGAAGCAGTCGAAGGAAAGCAAGAACGCTCAAGCATAACAAAGGGCGCGGAACAGTCTTCTATAAAGAAAACCATTCCGGCGGGCGGCACAGGAGCGAAGACGGAGTTTCCGGATTACCCGTTGGAGCAGCGTCTAGCTGACCTCGGTATCGAGAAGTCAAATCTGGCGAAGTCGCCGAAGGGTTCCAGCGTTCCTTTGATGGAGAATCCGCTGAGAGTGAAACCGGGTAAAGGGCGCGAAGAAGCCAACACGCTCGACCTTGCGAAGGGGTTGAACCAGTTCAACAGAAAACAACTGCCTGCGTTGGAGCCGGGTTCGGAGCCGAAGGAGATGGTTGACCGCGCGAAGAAGATTGCGGAAGACGAAGCGAAGTATCAGTTGGCGCAGTCAAAGACTGGCACCGAGTGGTACACCACGGAAATGAAGGACCACGACAAGGTCTTGACCGACCTGCGCCCTGAGTTGTTGACGGGACCGGAGACAGCTTCGGAAGCGCCGTGGACTCACACCGCGAAGATGACCTTGTTCAAGGCGGCGGAAGCTATTTTGTCATCCGGCCAGAAGCCGTATGCGAACGTGAAGGCGGCACTGCGCGCTTGGGATGCATACAACGAGACGGGAGAATTTCCTCGCAGTAATCCGGCAACAGGCAAGGAAGGAATGTCGTGGGGTCCTCGCGGCGTGAATGCGTACGGGAACGCTTTCGACTATTTGAACCGCTTGGTTTCGGAGAAGGGTGAAAAGGGTGCAGCCGATTGGTTGCTCTCGGAGCACCCGGTATCGGAATTGAAGGACTACAATCCAAGTGTCAGCGGCAAGAAGACCGACATGGCAACAGGCGCGATGATTTTGGGAGAGAAGCGTGGACCATTCATGCAGAACCTTCACGGCATCGAGTCGAAGTTCACCGCCGACATGTGGGTATCGCGTAGCTGGAACCGCTGGATGGGCACACTAGACTTGGACCCTCGCATCGGGGACAAGGGCAAGATGATATCAGAGTCGGACGCGCCACGCAACAACACGGAGCGCACGCTGATGAAACAAGCGTTCGGTGAGACCGCCGACAAGCTAGGCTTAACCACATCATCGTTGCAGGCCGTGCTCTGGTACTACGAGCAAGCATTGTATCGTGCCCACGGGCTCCCTGTAGAGTCGTGGTCGTTCTCTGACGCTGCAAAGCGAGTAGGGAAGGAAGCGAGTGCCCCATCGGAGTCGGAGCAGAGCGGATTCAAGTTCGGAGCGAACGAGGGCGGGGAAGGCGCGGTGCCGAAGATAGAGCCAAAGCACTCAGGCGCTTTACACGCGTTCGACTTCTTAAACTCATTTAAGGACAAGAAATAACTTGACAAGCTGCCCCAATTGTGGTAGCATCATATAGAGGATTGACATGGAAAAGAAACAGGGTCCAACCGAAATGCAGGCCGAGGTCGAACGCTTGAAGGCTGCGGGTAAGCTGCCCCAGCTTCATGAGCTCTTGGGTGCAGTCGCCGATACCCGTTCTAAGTACCGTGATGCAATCCTTGATGCTCAAAAACTAGATGAGGAGAAAGAAGAATAATGTCACACTCAGCAGGCAGCGGCGATACCTTGGCTCGTGGCGCAATCCGTGCAACTTATGCGGTTCGCGACGAGAAGTCAATCTCCCAGAAGAAATGGGATGAGATGTTTGCGGATTTCGACCCGGAAGCATTTCAAAAGAAGGACTCACAAAAGGCCGTAAGCGGACCAAAAGAAAAGACGGCGCGTCGCTAATTTGATGCGAGACATCGTCGCTATCCCGACTTGTTACAGAACTGAACTGCTTGCGCTGTGTCTGCTTAGATTATCTGGTGCTGAGGGCTGCCCCGAGGTCCACATTTACGCAGACACAGCTTCCAAGATTGACGAAGTGGAATACGTTCGAGACGAGTACTTTCCCACAGCAACAATATTCCACGCCAAGCCTCATATCCAAGCGCCGTCCGGCTGCTGGAATATCCTCAACTCAATTAAGAGCGCGGCATCCTTTGCGGACGATGTGTATTTGATTGAAGACGACGTGATGGTTTTCCCGGATTTTTTCCGTTGGCACCGCTCCCGCTTGGAAGCCGCCTCCTGCGGTCGTCGCATGTTAACCCGCCCTGACTTTTCCTATTACACAAATCCCGGCTCTCTCTTGCGTCGCGCGCTTCTCGACGCCCTTATTCCTCACATCAACGACACATATTTTCAAGACACGGTCGCTTATTGCGAGAAGTTTCCTACCGCGGATTGGAGCTCCACTTTAGATGATGGGTTGATTCGTCGGGTGATTAAAGAGGCGGGTCTGAGTTGGCACATCCCGGACAAGGCCGTTTGCGCACACCAAGGTTTTCGAAATTATAGCAAGCTTGATATATTTATGAATGAGGGGGCGGATGTGGAAGAGCGTATCGGTCGCTTTCTCGAATTGTGCGAGCTCATCCCGAACTCCCCAGACCCGCGCGTTCAACGTTACGCTGCCGACTTCGAACCGTTCTCGCCTTCTATGTCTCCGCAAAAGACGCAGTGGTGCTCGTCTCCGACTCCAGAGTAAACGAACTGGTGCTTGTACTGCTTGCCCTTCACTTTGATACACACGCGCTTCAAATCGTGCGCGTTCCCCTTGTTCAAAGGACAACCTGTGTACACGGAACACCAGCGACCGGATTGTCCACACGCACGGCAAATTTCTCTATCCATTGTTCGGTTCCTTTGGTGCTCGGGCCTCGGTACACTTGGGGCACCAGCGGAGCCGATTGCAGACCCCGTCTCGACCAATTCGCACGCTGTCATGTAGCGGCCCGAAGTCAGCCAGCGGTTTCGTTTCTCGGTGGCCGCAAAAGTAAATCATAGTCACCACAGTTTCCGGGTTCATGTGGTCACTTCCGGGTCTCGATAACCCATCCGGGTACCGATTGCGCGGCACTTCTTCTTCACTAGTTGATACGCCTCGTCAAACGAATAGTAGCCGTGCCAAAACGCGACCGGGATGCGAAACTTTCCCGGGGTGTGGATGACGAAATACCCCCGGTTGTATCCCAGCTTCACCAGCGCCACATAAATCTCGTCTCGACCGCCATTGTACATGGACTCGACCATCCCCCATGCGGCATCCATGCCCTTGTCGTCTTTCCACTCGTGGATGACTTCGAATTGTCCATTGGCCCAATCGGCGAGCAAGCCTCCGTACTCAGAGCCGCGAAAAGCCTTCCACGAGGCGATGAGTCTACGAATTAGGAGAGGTAATTTCACGTCACTCTCCTAACCTTTCCGAGAGGCCGCGCCGTGTTTCCTCGGCTTGCGGTTCCGTCACTGCTGCCAGCGTGGACAAGAACGACTTGAGCTCAATGCATTCTCTCACGTCCGCTTTGAACTGAGTATTGTAATCTTCCAACCGTTGGGTCAGAGCTTCCAACCGCTGGGTCAGAGATTGAATCTGGCGCATCCTGTAATTGTTATTGGCGTCTAGCTTCTGGATTCGTTCTTCCACCAGCTTCTTCAAAATCGGTGTCAGCATTATCGTCTTTTCTCCTAAAGGCTAAATCCAAGTCCGGCCTTCTCAGACCAGTCCTTGCGTGCGGAAATTTCGGAGCCCACCTTGGTGTAGCGGGCGGTGATGTCTTTGGCCGCGTGGCCTGCCCAAAACTTCACCAGCGTCTCCGGGACGTTGGCGAGTTGCAGGTGAGTGATGCGAAAGCGACGAAGGGAGTGGAAGCCTTCCAGCCCCAAGGCTTTAAACTTGCGGCGGTACTGGCGCTCCGATTGGGGGAACATCGGGCCTTCTAGATTCGCGAATTGCGAACGCAGAAGGGCGTTGATTTCCGGGGCGAGGTCAACAATACGCTTCCCGGCCCGGGTCTTCGGGCCCGTCTGGAAAACACCCTCTACAAGGGTCCCAGAGACCGTAATCGACCCCTGTATGGGGTCCCAGACGTTGCCTTGCCCGATAGCCAGCGCCTCCCCAATTCTGAGACCAGAGCCTGCTAAGAGGACGATAAGTAGCCTCAATCGGCTATTAGGCGCTCTGTGAGACGACTTTTCAAGAATCATGGGTCTTTTCCTCCACCGAGGGTAATTCTGGCTTATAAACGATTCTAGGGCCATTTACGACAATTGCTAGAATATCGCTTTTCATTCGCTCTTTGGATGTGGTAGGTTCCCCTTTCTTGTTTAAATATCCGGTGCGTACTTCGACGGTGAAAAGAAGTGAACCTCTCTTGACCACTAAATCCGAGGAACCCCAAGGACTAACATTTCTATAAACTTCAAATCCTTTATGAAGCAAATCAGCAGAGACAAGTAACTCGCTTTCTGCCCCCAAATTTGACCCTTTTGCTTTAGAATCCGAGCGAACGTTTTCCCAATGCCTTTTTGACCCACAGCGCGAAGAACAAAATTTCGCTGTTTCCTGCTTATTAGGGTCAAGAGTTTTTCCGCATCTCCAACATTTTCTCATTGCAATAGCCTCAAAATTTCTGTTAGCCGCTCTCCTGTAATTATGGGAGTCTTCTGGGAGTCCGGGTCGATGCCGGGGGCCTTGATATAGTCTGAGTTCCAAACGACCGGGTAAAGGGGGTTGCCGCGGCCATCCACGGCGCTCTTAACCACCTGCTTGACAAGGGTGACCGCCAAGCCTATCGTGGCAGGGCTAAGGCGAGCCTCGGCAAGATGGCTCACCAGCGACTTGGCGGTCTTGTTGTCGACTTCCTCTAATTCCAACCCGCCGATGGCGGGGTTGATTCGGTTGTCGAGGATGGAGCGGTAGACGTGCAGCGTGTTAGGACGTGCCACGCTGGCGATGTCGGCTAAGTACGCCTCGGCTTGTTTTGAGAACGTCATTACGCTATCCATGTTACGAGTATACACGATTCCGGGTTTTTGTCAAGCACTATTTTAGGGAATTATATACATGACTCCCTTCAACCTTTCCGCTTCCGTTTTCGGGCACGTTTCTTCCCTTTCTTGGGTTTGTACTGGAGAACCTTGTCCACCAGTTTCTCTAGCTCTTTCGGCGGCTTCATGCGGTCAACCTCTTGTAAGTGATTCGCTTTCTCGCGGTAGCGTCTACGAGACTGGCGAGGCGGTCTAAGGTATGGCGTTCAACACGTCCAGCATTCAAACGGAACGTAAATTCGTTGACGTAGCGGCCAAGATGCTTGCGGCTGGCACGGTGATAGACGCCATGCATCTCGCGCTTCATCACAGCCCAAACGGACTCAATCCCGTTCGTGCTCACGTCTCCGCGAACGTACACGCCGTCTCTGTGGTTCACGGATTCATGCTTGTAGCCGTTGGTAAGTCCGATATAGCTACGGTGTTCGTCAGTCAGGAGCCGAGAGCCGGGAAGTACGTTCTCCGCAATCGTGCCTTGAATCGTCGCGCTGTCGTTTCGGTCAATCGGCATCGCAGTGGTGCGACCGCCGCGTTCCCGCATTCCAATTACAGCGACCTTGCCGACCGCTCCGCGTCCTTCGTTGAGTTTCTTATTCTTGTGTTTGTTGCGCTCCAAGCCGCCAAAGAAGGTTTCGTCTACCTCAATCGTGCCTTGCAGAACATCGGTGTCGTTCCCGCAAGCCTCGCGGAGCCGCTGCAAGACGAACCATGCGGACTTCTGAGTAATCCCAATCTGTTTAGCCAGTTGCAAGGAAGAGACGCCCTTACGGGCCGTCAGGAGCATGTACATGGCGTAAATCCATTTGTGCAAAGGAACGTGCGACCGCTCGAATATCGTGCCAGTGCGAACGGTAAAGTCCAACTTGCAGGCGTTGCACCGATAGAAACCCTCTTTGCGTGCCGTGATTCGCTCGCCAGAGTTGCACGTTGGACACTTCACGCCATCTTTCCAGAGACGGGATTCGAGGTACTTGCGAGCCGTTTCCACGTCAGGGAACAACTTGAAGAGTTGGAAGGTGCTGATAGTAGAACGGCTCATGGTTTCTGCCTGCTCTTCGCCAGTAACTTTTCCACGGTTCTTGTGGCGTTATCGACGCCTTTTTGCCACCCACGACGAGGGAAGGACATTCTGAATTGTTCCCGCAAACGGGCCTTAACTCGCCATAGAATTTCCGCTGTGCGGGTTTTGGGGTTTCCTAGAAAGTACGCATGGTCATAGTCTTGAATGTCTTCCATACACTCTTCTCCGCAGATAGACTTTCCGTCTGCTCGTTGATAAGTCATCATGCCCACCCAAATCCCACCACCGCAGACGTGACAGTTAAGCGGGAGCGAAGTTCTGCCGAGTTCAATCATCGGGGATACCTCCGCTTCAGTTCCCGCATTGCTCGGCAATGGCGGCAGACGCGCTCCAAGGGAAGCAAAGTACGGCCCCAGCATTTGGCAACGCTATTGTCCTTAAACTCTGGACTGGAGCACGACTCTTTGGCAACGATTTCACCCAATTCGGCGTCGCTGAGTTCCTCGATTTCTTTTATTTGTGGCTTGGCTATCATAGGTGGCTCTCCTTTGAGCCTGCCTAATAGTACCTTACTCCCTCACGGGAGTCAAGTATATAATTCCCCAAGTAATCATTGGCGACCGCTTTTCGTTTGGTCATCCCAATAAGCCGCTGACATTCCGTTTTCGTTCAGGAGAACAGCACGGGCACCGAAAATGGGTTTCGCTAATTCTTGAACCCACTTATTCATCACGACTGCCATGAAAGTAGAATCGTTGTGAGGGTTGTAATGAATCTTCACAGGCAGGTCTTTGCCGTTTTCGTCTATACCCATTGCACCTTTTCTACCAGTCAATATCCCGATGGCGAAGGCGTGAACATTCTTTCGGTCTTCAAGTAACACGCGCTGCCTTCCGCTTTCTCGAACTTTGAAAGTCACATCCTTGAGAATAAGGCGATGACGGTAGCCAACCACTCGCCCGTTCTGCATAAGAGAGTAAAGCGGACGGGCACTACGACCGTGCTTCAGGTTGCGATAAACCCAAACAGGTTTATTCATGTCAATCTTATGCATTGGTAGTCTCCACTTTCCGCAATCCGTCTGTTCCGGCTGCTTTCTCGGCTCCGCGCTTCGTCTTGTAGACTTTGACGGCCCATGCTCCCGGTCCAGTGTGAATCCCTTCAGCGTGATACTCGCCATCGGTGCAAAGAACCAATGCCGAATTGATTGTGCTCCGAACGATGAACTGCTCGGTCGGCATCGGAAGTGACCGCATCCTAATCAATTTGCAGCGACGGCAGTTAGGCACGCACTTGCAAGTGATTGGGTCTAAGGTGTGCATATCTTTCTTATTCATGTGTATTGCCTCCACTAGAGACAGTGTACATTACTACCTCAAGGGAGTCAAGTACTTTCTCAAACTATTTCGTACTAGTACCGCACTGAAAACACAGGGTTTATAAGTCCTTTGTTTTCATGTGGTAGTTAGCTATATAATTCCCCTATTTTACAGCACCTTGGTGGGAACGTCGCCGCCCTTACCCGCCAGCATTATTTACCTGTGTAAAAGTCGATATTGATATAGCGAAAAGCACCCATCGCATCGAGAGTCAACATACACGTCTGCCACGGCTTGCTGTGGTCGTATGCGAGTTGACTCATCATTTCGGGGCGGTCTTTTTCCAGCATCCTCGTCCAAACTCGAACGTGACACATCTCGTGAACCATTACGCTTTCAGCGGTTCGAGGTGCGGCAGTATAATGGGGATTGAAGCGCATCACACAGTTCTGGCCGACGCTATCGCACTGTGTGTCTGCCATATTGAAGCCGCCCAAATCGTTAGAAATTTTCGTGTCTTTCGGCAGCTTATTGTCGAAATACGAATCGTTGTAGCTTGTGTAAAGCCTTTGCAAATATGCCTCGTCGGTGTCACCAATTGGCGGGCTCGGCTCGATGAAGATTACTCCGGTGGAGAATACTGGTGGCTCCTTTGAGCACCCGGACAACCACGAAAAGAGCAAAGCCAACAAAATCGTCAGTAGAACTTTCTCTCTGATTGTGAGGTGCATCTAGTCTTTCTCCTCTGTAATTTCATCGTCGCTTAAGCGAATGATATCTATGTGGTCAAATGTAGCAGATTCCGGGGGAACTGTCAAGTCTAAAATGTCGGTGGGCACAAGTTCTCCTGCCACCAATATCGGCGAGTCCTCCACTAGCACCTCATTCAAAGGCTTGATGAGGACCCAAAGAGCGGGGTTGTCTTCGCTCTCCATGTAGACCTCTGCCCGCTCGTGGTTGAATTTCTGGGGCAGCCTCTCGTCGAACTTCAAGACGATTCGAACGTCGTCGATATTGCCGCCGGGCTGGAATGCGAGAATCATTGTCTGTCATCCTTGTACGGCTTTGCAACCGTCTCAAAAACTTCCGCAAGATATCGCACCTTTTCACCTGTCGCCAGTATGGTGATGTCGTAGAAGCCACCACCCTCTGACTTGGTGGCCTCCACGACAATCCCGGCGACGAGGTACTGGTTACTTTTTTCCATCGCTCAACCCCTTAACACAAACGAGTTGCTTAATTGCGAGCACTGGCTCAACAAGGTCACTTTGACTCGCCATAACGTCATCAATCGGCTTGTAAGCCCCCGGCGTCTCGTCAAGCACGCTGAGGGTCTTGTCGCAGTAGACGCCAAACGTTGCCGCTTGGTGGTCGGCTACTGTGAACTCTTTCAAAGCCTGCGTTCGGCTCATCGCGCGACCCGCGCCGTGGGAGCAAGAGTTGAATGAATCCTTAGAGCCGAGTCCGCGGGCGATGTACGTCTTAGCGCCCATCGAACCGGGAATGATTACCCAATTACCTTTCGATGCGTCCACCGCCCCCTTGCGGGTCAAGATGGTGTCGCCCAAGATACTCGCGTAGTTGTGGTGCATGTGAATCACCGATGGCGCATTCAAATCCATGTACCCGTCTTGTGTTGCGCCGATTGCCGTCAATACGCGCTGCATCATAATCTCGCGATTAATCCACGCGAACTCTTGCGCGAGTTTGACCGCGCTGAGATAGTCGTTGTATTCTGGTGTGTCCTTCGGCAGGTAGCCGAGGTCCTTGTTCGGAAGCTGAACTCCCCACTTCTTGCATAATTCCCCAGCTAATTTGGTGAAGTATGTACCGATGCGATTACCAAATCCGCGCGAACCTGAGTGAATCACAACCCAGAGGTTCGAATCAGGGTTGTCGATTTCAGCGCAAACTTCAATGAAGTGATTTCCGGTGCCGAGCGTACCCAAGTGGCGCTCCGCGTTCTTCGAAAGTGCGCCCGGATGACGGGTGAATATGGATTCTGGATGCTCCCGAGAACCAAGCAGAGAATGCACGCCCGTTACTCGGCTATCAAAATTTTCACGCCAAATCTCTTGAATGTCCGATGGCACTTCGCCCCATGCGCCGCGGTCACCCAGCCCGCCGTCGTTGGTGCGCCCGTGCGGCACCGCAGTTGAGATATAAGAGAAAAATTTAGCTTCCACGCTTGCGTGACCGCCTGATTGGTACTCGTCATCAAGTTCATCAAGACGCAGGTTGGTTCGAACTGCCATCATGCCGCAGCCGATGTCCACACCGACCGCTGCGGGCATCACAGCGCCCACCGTGGGGATAACGGACCCAATAGTTGCGCCCATGCCCCAATGCGTGTCCGGCATAGCAGCCACGTACGGCTTCACGAACGGCATTGAGGCGACCTCGTCAAGCTGCTTCAAAGCCGCGTCTTCAATCGTGACGTGCTTGTTCCACAACTTGATTAGTTTGTTGCCCACCGCTCGGGTGTTGTAGTTCTTTTGAACCATCTTTTCCTTTGGCAAATTCATCGTTCCTCTTCATCAATCTGATGTAGGCTCATCAAATCCAAAAAGTCGTCTACATAGTAAGCCGCATCATCGTATGTCGAAAGAGCGTTCTCTCGAATCAAGATAAAATCGCCCAACGTATAGTTGGTTTCGAATCCACTGCCCTCGGAGAGTTCTTTCAAGTTCGTCAATTCCTGCACCGCTTCCGCTGGCGTGAGAATGCCATCTTGTGTCATCTCGATTATGTTCAACAACCCGGCTTGCGCTTCTTGAACTGTCAATTCGGTCTCCTGAATAACAAGGTCAGCCTATCATACCATGTGCCGATTGTCAAGAACAAAATTTGCGGGTCGCCGCCCAGAACGACCCAGCCGATGAGGGCCGGGATTCCGTGAATCGGACAAAATAATTCAAACATTTACCACCCCGGATTCATCGTGCTGGTTGCACGCGGGTTAAACTGGTCCTCGCGGAGTTTCGGGTCCGCGGCGGTGCGGGTATTGTCGAGCACGGCCAACAGAATCGTGCTGAAAGCAATAGTGAGCCCGGCCACAGGGACCGGACGGCGACGCCCGGCTTCCTTCGCATGTTCCCGCTTCACGGCCTTCTTCAACTCGCTGCGAAGTTGACGGTGAGACATCGTGCGCACATTCTTGCCATACAGTTCAACGCGCTCTTGTTCCGCCTTCGCTTCCGCCTCCAACTGCTCCCGTACAGCCTTCGCCGCGGCAATCTGCTCCGGAGTCTGGCTCGGTACGGTGGTCTTCTGGCGCTTTTGGTTTGGCTTCTTGTCGCTCATGCTAGTACTCTCCCGTCTAAGATAACTTCTCGAAATTTACCATCCTTGCACTTCCACATCCACTTCCCGGCGTCCTCGAAATACACCGCCTTGTGGCGGCACACGTAACAACCGCCGCAGCGGGAGCAGATAAAATTGAAGCGCTCCACGCTGTTTTTATCTGTCCACGTTTGGCGACAATCGTGTTTAAAGTTCGCTACGATGTTTCCCCTCATACCACACCGTTGGATGTGGCTCCACTTCAACACCAATTACGCGGAGGCGGGCAACGTCTATTACAAGATTGGGGCAGGTTGGCTCAAAGGACTTCGCGATTCGAAGGTCGTGAGCGAAGACCGGGCGACCTGATGGCTTGAACCCGCAAAAGTAGTTGGGAGATTCCGCGCGCTTCAAAGCAACGAAGGTTGCGGATAGTGACATCGAGACAGGGACGGTTTCCACCCGCTCTTCTCGATATGCGGTGCCGCGCTCCATAGCCTTCAAGAAGTCGGCGGCAACCTTGTGGACATCTTCGTTATACATGGTTCCTTTCTAATAGATTCCGATGCTATTGTCAAGCACAAAATAGGGGGCCTTTCGACCCCCTACTATTACTTGCCGCTGACGCACTCTTCCAAGGTCACGCCGGACTTCGCCACTTCTGGCAAAGAGAGGATAACCTTGCAAGCTGCGACTTTGGAGCCGATGGCTGCCAGCAAACGCGCATCTTCGCGCGCTTCGCAGCCCTTGTCAATCTTGCCGCCGCCCAACGACACGCCGAAGCCTGCCGCCTGACCTGCGCCGCTGTACGACTTGAAACATGGAACCGTGGGGAACGTCTCCGGGGCAACCGCGCTGGCTGTTTGACGCACGTCTTGAAACGAGGTGCTTTGTGCGTTCGACTGCGGGCCGTTAGATGCCGAGGAGTTGGAGGTGCTGGAAGCAGAGCCGCCGTTCGCCGTCTGAGACTGCGAGGCGTTCGAGGTGCTCTTGCTGCTATTCGAGTTCGTATTCTCATTCGCGTTGGCGTTCACGTTCGTGTTGTGGACGTTGGTCTTCACGCTGTTGAGAACCGAGGTGAGATTATCGTTGGTCACATTGACCGTGCTGGACCCGCCGTTCGCAGTTCCACCAGTGCCGCCGCTTCCACCGTTACCGCCGTTGCCGCCCGGATTGCCGCCGTTCTTCTGACAGGCCGGGGTGCCTTTGCCTTTATCTTTGCCATTTCCACAGTCATTAGCGAGCGCAGCGCTGGCGAGACCGAGGAAGAGCAAGGCCAAAACTACTGCCTTCATTAGTTTCATTGTTTCCTTTTCGGGGGCTGGTAGCCCGCATTCTGAAATATCCTAGCACACTTCGGTGGTGTTGTCAAGCACTGTTTTCTGGTCCCACATGCAGCACGGTTTTTGTCCCTCTGCGTACTCGTAAAAGTATACAGGGGTCCCGCAAATAAAGCAAGTGGTTTCTGGTGGAGGGGGTTTGATGAACGGGTTGGTACTTTCGAAGGGCTTCGGCGTAATTTTGATGCAGACGCATTGCAGAACCTCGTCAAAGTACTCGTCCGGCTTCATCGAGTCTTGCTTGTCGAGTTTCAACTTCTTCTTGAGTTCTTTTTTGTGTTGAACTAGGAGAGCCTTGGTTGCGGCGTTGCGGTCCTCGACCTCTTTCAGTCGAGTGTACTCGGCGCGCGCCTCCGGGGAAATAGTGAGAGTGGCGGGGCGATTCTCTCGTAGCTTGGTGAGCGGTGCTGCCTTAATGGAATACCAAACCCACGCTGGCGGCCCGTCCGTCTTAAAGCCAGCCGCCTTCACGGCTGCTAGGTCGCCTTGGAAGTCAGAGAATTCTGCCTCAAAACGCTGAAACGAGGTGTTCCAACGGAGGTTCAATCAAAGCCCCACTTAGATTGTGCCACGTATGCTTTTTCCCAGCGATCTCGACGGTCGCATCCTATTACTAATTCGCCTTGTGTTCTGGGGTTACGAAGTCGAACTCGGTCCCGAAGTTGTGCGATCTTCTCATCTAACGTCCCTAGTGGTTTGAACTCCCCGAGATTGACACCCGCCACATTGAGGTCATGTGATCGCGGCATTGTGGGGAATATAGACAGCAACTTTTCCTTAATGAGCCTCTTCTGCGCCAACTCTTCGAAGTGCTGATGATACTCGTGCCCCTGATTCAGTATGTTGCGCAGATTCTTTCCCGACATGCAGCAGCCGCGAATGAGGGAATCGGAGTGTGACAGACCGACTTCGGCAGGATTATCGGACGGAGGAAAAGACCAACTTTCTCCGCAAGAGATAAACGGCTCAAATTGCGCTTGCGCTTGCTGGTGCCACCGAATGAAATCTGGCTCCACAATTTGGTCGTCTTCTATCGCGTATATAAACTCACGACTAGATGCGTCATGGAGGCACCGGTAAATGTTGTCCCAGTTTTGCTTGCAGTTGTGTCTCTGGATGTAGGGGAAGTTGAAACGACGAAGGACTTCTTTAATCTCGGTTTCGATGCGGTCTGGTCTAGGACGGGCATCTTCAGAGACTATCACTTCTGTATTTCTTAAATCAGTCCTCGCGATGTGCTCCAAACACACCGCGAGGCATTCTGGCCTATTGTAGGCTGTTACTATCAACAAGTCTCTCACGGATTGAGAGTCCAAGTTGCGCTGCTTTCAATTGTTGGATCCATATCGGCATTCTCTTTCGCGAGTTGGTCAAACGACGCACTGAAAACGGCCCACTGTTCTTGAATCTGGCTCGCGATCAAGTGGGCTGTTGGGTCCTCATTTGACTTCTCCGCAGACTTCGTGACCATATTCTCGATCTGTCCCTCAATCCACCCTTAAAACCGGCGGCCTTAACGCGCGGCTGCTCATCTTGGAAGTCTTGGAATTGCACTTCAAAGCGGCGCTGCTCGGGATTCCAGTTAAGGTTCATTTTTCTAGGCCTTGAAGCTGTTTTCGCTCTTAAAGTTTACTTTTCTAGGCCTTATCGTAAAGCTTCTTGAGCCGAGACCAGCTTGATTCGCAGGTCTCGATTCTCTCGAATGAGCTCATCTATCGTGGTGTCTACAATCTTCCACTGCTCTTCCAATTGCGTGGCCATCACTTTCTGACCCTCGGAGCCAGCCATCGACTTCTCAATCAAGTCGGCGATTTGTCCCCCGACCCAGCCTTGTGCGTAAACTGCGTTGTCAATCGAATATGTCATTACGTGATTCCCCCCAAACCCATATTGCGACGGCGGTCAGCGTTCGCTTTTGCCTCTTTCTCATCGAGCTCTTTGAAATAATTCATGCTGTATAGTTTGTGATTGGCGTACAGCGAGTGCCACATATCGTAGCAAACACTGCACACGCGGTGAACCTTGGAAGAGTACACATTCTTCGCGCAATAGCAAGCCAGGTCTCCGCACTCGAAAACGAGCTCCTTGATTGCCGCCTCGTCGCTCACCTTAATAACTTGCCCGCACTTTTTGCAGCGGCCAATCAAGATACGGCGCGCCAAATCATGGTTCCGAACATTTTTGAAAATTATGGCGCTCGTCTCGGGATGCTTTTCATCCGGCGTCCACTCTATCATGGCTCCCCCTAACTGTTTATTCGATTAACCCAACCATGCAAAAATTCTGCGTCCAGCGGATTACGATTGACTACATCCATGCAGTGATTAATCAGCGTGGTGCGGTAGCGATTGATGTCGCCGTGTTCGTTCACCGCGGCCAATGTGTTTGGTCCGAATGCGCCGTCTGAGGCGACTTGAATCTCGTCGCTCATCGATATTTGCAGCAGCTTCACCGCGGTCTTCACGCCGAACAGAACACCACAATCGAATAGTTTCTCAGCCAGCGGTTGGTCATTAATCTGAGAATAAAGGTCTTTCCAATAGTGCGCGCTATAATACATCGTCGCCTGCTCTGGAGTAATGTTCGCAATGTTAGCACCCGGCATGTCGGCTTGGGTGATGCCGTACTTGGTTGGCCCACCCTTATCGTCCGGGTTGTTAACGTAGCCGCCTTCGTGGACTAACGTCTTTTGAACAGCGATTTGAAAATCTGCCATAATCCTCTCTCCTGTTTTTCTTCTTCGATTTCAAGGGTGCGCTTCCAAACTCCCAAGGCCCACTCATTGTGCGCTCTCAACGAGGAAATACCCAAATTGCGAACCTCTGGATACTTGAGCAGGTCGATTCCTACGCGTGCCACATCGCTCGCGTCATCCGGGTCCGCCCACCACAAGCAGGGTGCCCAAGAGATAGCCGGGGACACCACGGAAGGCACGCCTGCGTTGATGCCGTCGGCGGTAATCATGTTGAACGATTCGGTGTAAGAGACTTGAATAAGCAGGTCCATCGCGCCAACTTCCTCGATGAAGTCGTCCCAATAGCGCCACGGATGGCGAACGAGAGTGACGCCGGAATTTTCCAACATCTGCTCGATGGCGAGAGAGGTCATACACCCGTCTTCTTCCCCGCCCGTGCTCATGTGGAACTCGACCAAAACCTGCAACTGGCGCTGAATCAAAACAGCCGCGGCTGCCGCAGTCATGAAGTTCTTTTGCGGTCTCACCGCGCCGAATGCTCCAATCTTGAGTGAGTACGGCTTGGTGCGGTCAGGCACTGGATTCATCACGTCACGGTCCAGCGGGTAAAGGTTCGGCAGAAGGACGGCGTCCTCACAAAAGGATTCGCGCAGCCATTCAACGTAGCGCTTCGAATTGCCACCAACTGAAAGATTTGGGTGGTACTTCGCCAATTCGACGTAGGCTCGAATGTTGCGCACACCCTCGAAATCAGCTTGCAGAAAGCCTACGTTCGAATGAGAGAGCGCGGTGAATTCGATATACGGGAAGTGGTAAAGTAGCTGTTTCAAATCGTGGGGGCTCAACCACGGCGCGGAGATTACGACGTGCGTCAAAGGCACCCCGTGCTTCTCCCGGTACGCGTCGATGGCGTGAACCAAGTCTACGTTGTGGCGAACTGGAAACACGACCGTCTCGATTCCCGCCTCATTCAATACCTTCGCGGTTGCATAACCCGCGACGTTTAGCCCCACGCAGCTTGAGCGAAGCCACGCAGCGAAGTCCTTAAATGCTAGTGCTACCCTCACATCTTTCATCATTCCCCCTTCGGTCCTTTTGCTTGATACTTGTCTGGGCGGGCTAAAAATTCTTGGAGCTCCACAGAACCGTAGTCCGTGTACTCGATGGCGAACAAACGTTGCCAAGGATAGCGCAACTGTTTCTTGAAATTGTCAAGCGCTTCTTTTGCGCGTCTCTCCTCGCTTTTGAATAAGTGCTTTGACCACAATCGTAAATATCGTCTTCGCATTTTCTTAAATCGTTCCGAAGCTCGATATTTTCTAATTACTTCTAATCCTCGTTTCGTTCTCTGGTATTTCTTCGCGGCTTTAAGAGACGCCCGTCGTTTACGAGACGGACGACCAGCCATCTTATGTCTCATATGATGATTCCCGGCTCATCCGTTATAGTATACACACCTAGCTCAGGAACGCAGGTGAATTTTGTGCCCTTCCACTCGAAAGACTTGTTCGCGTGGTAGTTCCCGAAGACCCACTCTTTCGGCTTGTGAATATCGAACATCTGTTGCAACGCCACAGAGGTACGGCTAGTGCCGCAAACTAGCTTCTCTTTGCGGAAGCCGCCCAACACTTGAGTAAGCATCCATGACGCGGCCGCTGTGGGGGCTTCGTGGGTGGCCACGATTTCTGGCTTAACTTTTTCATACATGTCGATGGCATCGGCCAATTGTGGATAGCTCAACTCTTCGTTCTCCCACCAGCTTCTGCCGGGAACGCGGTACATGTAATCGATACTGTACGCGCCGCCCAAAAAGAACATCTTAATGTCTGGATAGTAGCCGTACTCGCCCGCGTATCCTCGGTCAGACAATTGCGCGCACTCGGCTGGGTCATCGTGATTGCCGCGAATCCACTTATGGTCGCCTGAGTTCATAATATCTTGGTGGAGACCCGGGGTCCCGGAAAAGCCGACGCCCATGTCGCCCACTTGAAAGGTGCGCTGACCGGCGTATTTTTGACGCAGAATCTTTTGATACCGGTCGGTCTTGCCGTGCACGTCACCGATAAAAGTTATTTTCATTTTTCCTTCTTATAGAATTTCATCGCTTTTTCCACCAAGAAATCCAAGTGATACGCGACGTTCTCTTCATCTTTCAAATCCAGACCGCGAAAAGTTAGCATCGCGTTAATGACGTGCCAGCACTCGTGGACAATCGTGCAAATAGGTTGGCACTTTTTATCAATGAGAATGTAAGCGTAGTCTCCTTTCTTCGAGAGCCAAGTCATCGCCTCCGTAACTTCTCTCGCTCCGTGACTTCCCAACTTGAGGTGCTGAGTTGCTAAGTCGAAATCGTCGGTTTCTACGAAATGAAC